CCTGTCGAGAGTTCGCAGGCTCTGCAGAGGATGGATCGGGATCAAGCGGCAGAACGACGCCGCAGGCGTCGCAAGGGCGACTGCCCGCCCGCAGCGCCGAAGGCGCGAGGACATCGCGCGCCCGGATCGGCGTGCGCAAACAAAAATGGAGCGGGTGAAGGGATTCTAACCCTCATCACAGGCAACCTGAAAGCCGCAGAAAACCTTGGGATTTCTGTTGATGTGTCCCGGTTTGTATCCTGGTATGTGAGAAGGTCAAGGTGCTTATACCAAGCTCCGGCCACGACACAGGGCAGGAACCAAGCGCGCTGATTGTGGAAGCATTCGCCACACCGACTTTTTCTGCTTTGGTAGCGGCTGCTTCGAACCCCAATTCGGCTCCTGGAACTGGCGCGTATCAATCGGAAAGCTGCCGCATTCTTGCTTCCAGAAATAGCGACCTGGCCGCGGCCACCTCTGATCAAAACAGATATGCGCCTTCCTTAATCGTCGCCGCAATCCCCAACCCCGAATGTCGCATTTGGGTAGCCCTGGTGACCGCTTGCATAGAGCGGGTAACGCTTCTCTTCATCCAAGAAGACTGGAATATAGGCTTCGGCGACTAGAGCGGCATCAATTTGGTAGCCGATCGAAGCCGAAACGCAACTGGCTGTGCCAGCTTGCGCCTTCAACTCAGCCGATAGGGGGGACAAAGTGAGGGCGAAACCCGAACGTGCTTTCGCAATCCCGATATCGTAGCCAAAGCCAAGATTTGCCTCCACTCCCGCTCGGAAGGTGAGCGTTCCAGTGATGTTGGCACTGACGCCGCCGCGTCTAAAATTGGCGATTGGCTTGGTGCTGGGGTATACCCCCATACTCGCCCCACAAAGAACCTTTGTGCTAAGCCATCCATATCCAACTTTGCAGCTGCGCGTCTCGACTGTAATTCTGCCCGTGCTCTGAATGCCGACATCAAGGGCGAGCGACGGCCCATTCACTTTCAAGCTTGCAGTTGCTTCCGCCGAGACATCGGGCTTGAGTCGCAGGCTGACAGGGACCGCCGCACCGGCGAACTTGATATCGATGCTCGGTAGGTCAAGTGCGCACGAATAACTTCCGTCAAACTCCACTGCCGGGTTAAAAGAAGCCGTTACCCCAGCTTGAATGTCCCAGTTCAACGCCCCCCCAGAGATCGTTAAGCTAAATTTCTTCAACGGATCTATGCGAGGGGCCAAGGCGAACTTGGCGCTGCCTTTTCCCTCGCATTTGAGCCTTTGGGTTGAAGAGGCCATAGCGAACAGCGATCCCGCAGCCGAGAAGCTGCTTGGATCTTCAATTCGGATGATGCTCACCCCCGGAACAGATCTGCCGTATGTCCGTGGCATAGAAGCAATCGAATCACTAAGAGTCAGCCTGCGGGTGAATGTGTTCTGATAATTAAGTGGCCCTGCATCCAACATGTTGGCAGCATAAGACGCGGTCGGCTCCTGCCACTGTGTGTATATGCCATTGTAGTGGAAGCGCTTGGTGACTTTGGAGTATCCGCGCCCCTCTCCAACGAACTGGAAACTTGAAGGGGAAATTCCGCTACCCGCCATCAGAGACGCGGTTGCAGCCGTGACTTCGCCCGAATCCACTTCCCCAGCACTCTTTTTTATCCGGGAAGAAAGCGGGGTGGTCGCGCTCCACATAACTCGGTCGTCGACCACGATTTGCAAGGTGCCCATTTCGTTTAGCCACAGGAGCGCATTCGGATCAGGGCCTTCGTGCAGCGCAGACCAAATCCATTGGTTATCCGCCGAATAGGCGGCAAGGTTGCCATCACCCTGCCAGGTCACCCGTGCGATCCGCTGGAAATCGACATCAGGCTCTCGGTCAAGACCCCATACGTATTGTCCGTTTGCAGTGTATACCACCAGGTTACCGTCATCCTGAAATATCAGATAATGATCACCGGATACTGATGAGTAACGTTGCTCTCTAACGAGGTTGGTCTCCCCCCTAAAGGGCAGGGTTGGTCCGTTCGGCGTCTCCCCATCACCCGCCTCATTCTGTTGAGCTCGGGCCATATCGTCGGCCACAAGTTCAGGTTGCTCTTGCACAAGAGTGCACGCGTTATTGCCTGCCGACAAAAGCCTGCCGGTCATGGCATCGTAGCATTCAGCCTCGTCATTGGTAGACACGCTGAAATAATCGAATACCGCAGAAAGCGGCACTTGGCGGTTGACGATCGCCGAACTAGCGCCAGTCGGCGGGCCCTCACAAGCATCGATCAAACCGTAGAACGACTGATCGCCCGCGACATCGGTGGTGACAAGGAACGGTGTGCCGACAACGCAGCCGTTACCTTCCAGTGCAGCCTCTGCCACCCCGGGTATAGGGCTGCTGCTGCCCCTCTTTAGATTGGCAGGCAGGGCGACTCGAATGCTCGTCGCCGAAACCGGTTCGGCGCGGAGGGCAGCGAAATTATCCGGCACGATTGTATTTGGAGCTAGCGCATAGGAAGATTCCAGATCGGCAGTCTTACGGGAGGTGGAAACTGTTAACGAACGAGTGGGAAGATTGCTTCCATCACTGGCTTTAGAAAACAGTGTAAAAGTATACATTCGACTGGAGCTGAGCCCCTTGGCAACAGCGCTTGTAGCATTTGCTTGCCCGCGAGTAACTACGTCCCCTGCCTCTATATTGGCCGCTTCTGTGCCGCCATCGGTGCGGACCAACGTGTAGCTCTCGATATTAACGTCAGGCAGAGAATCCCAGTCTAGCGCAACACTGTCGCTAGTAACCTCGCCGACACGCATGGCCACCGGTGTTATCATCACCCCAAGGCTGAAATCCACGAGCACCGGACTTCCGCCGGCATTTACTGTGATCTGGGTCTCACTGACCTTCTTGGTGTAAAAACTTTGGTAGCCGTTAATGGACGGAGCAGGAGGAATTACCTCGTAATTACCTGGCCTGATGGAGATCTCGGTCCACGTTGCTTCGTGGCCATCGACAGGGACGAGAATGGTTTCGCCGCTGGAGGTATTACGCAGGATGAAAACCGACCTACTCCCAACCGAAGCGCTGCCATCGGAGCTCACGAAGGCCACACGTCCGCTGCGAGCCGCATCGGCCTGTTCTGGTGCCGCGACCAGCCTGTTCAACGCTGGTTGCGACCTCGGAATCGACAATTCGAATATATCTTTGCCCGCTTCGGCATTACCCTGACATTGGGGGAACTCCCGAAAATCGAGCACCTTGATACACTCGAAATCGGGGCTCACCCAACCTCGCCGTCCATCACCGGTTGTGATCGCCCATTGAACGCCGCTACGCAGGTTCTGCTTCACGTTTTCTGGTGTCGCAGACGAAGCTAGTAGCTCATCATAAGCTTCGGGATCGATGAAGCCGCGTTCCTCTCCAGTTTCTTGCCCATAGACAACGACTTCGCTCAATCGAAAATGGTTTTGCCGGGCCGAATCTGACTGCGCCAAAGTAGGTGAGGCCATGACCGCGCATGTAATGAGAAGCGCAGCCTTAAACATTCTTGCCGTCATTTCGCTCGACCACCTTACTGTTTAGATATGAGGATCTGCGCGCCGATCTCCCGCTGGAGGTCTAACGCTGATCTTCCTGGAAACCTGAAAGCGCTACTTTATAAATTACCCGACAACTCCTCGGTCGAGTTGCGAAGCTGCGCATCATCCTACCACGAGGATTTCGCTGGAATCAATTCTCACAGTAGCAAGACACGTATTCTGCGCTGTCGTTAAACTGGCCGGACATTCGCGGAGCGTCTTTTTGCACATTAATTCCGTTTCCGCCTGGGAAGTTCATCTGCGCCACGCAGTTGGAGCCAATTTTGACAGAGGAGATGATGCCTTTCCACGTTGGATCAACGAACTTTTGATAGTCCCCACGGGTCCGCCGTGCATCCTCATGCTTTACCTGAACGTCAGTTCCGACCGTTAAAACGTGATTATGATGAAGCATGAAGGAACGGCCCTCATAATCGAAATGCTCGAAGAACTCACACTTGTTTACCGGCGCAGATTGACTCTTGCTCGGTGCACCGTAGGTAAACATCATAATGCCTGCAATGGCACTAAGGCCGCTGATCGTAGTAGATTTTAGTTTGTTTTTGGTTTCCATTTGGACAGTTCCTTGTGTTCGTCAGACATACACGACGACTTGTCGGCACAGATCTGCTGCACAGGGCAACCTAAGCTCGCACGGATCGCGGAGAAATGCCTCAGCGTCTCATTTTTGAGGCGTCAGGGCCTCTCGATCAATTGTTGAGGTAAAACTTCCTTCAAGAACACGTCCATCAGTGCCTCGGGAATGTCGTTGGACCAAGTCGCATGGAACGTTTTACGGTATTCCCCAGGCCTTATCCCATATTTGTCGTAAAAGCTTCGACTCGCATGAGCAGCGCTTGCGAAGCCGACGTCGAAAGCCAAGTTCGCCAATGGTTCTCGCGATTTTACGAGTTCGATGGCCAAGCGGCGTAAGCGGCGATCGCGTATGTAGCCAGATACACCGCCGTTTTGGCGAAATTGTCGGTAGATCGTCGCTCGCGAAAGACCGGTTTCCACGATAATTCGGTCCAGTCCGAGGTCTCTTTCAGTAAGGTGGGCTTCCACATAGTTTTTGATAAGGCAGAAATTTTTCGGACGCTCTCGACTATAATTGTCATGGCTGTTGATGGCTGCAAAGAGCATGCTGAGGGTCACCTCGACCATCTGCCTCGCTTCGCTGGGCTGAAGGTTAGTTGCTGAGATTGCAAGTTGTTCAAGGTGCTGCGTAAAAAACGTGGCCATCGTCCCTTCAAGCACGAGGCCTTTGGCACCGACGAGCGCAGCCGTTGTCTCCGATAGCCGGTCCCTTGCTACCGCCAATGTGACGATGTGCGCGTTCCTAGCGCGAGTGGTCATGGGGTAGGAAAGATCGAGAACCGAGATTGTTTGCGACGGCACAGTTAGTTTTGAGCCCTGGGTGTCCACCTCCAACGTTCCGGAGAGAACGGCGGTCACAACAAAATGGTCGAAGCCATCCTTCTTAGCTCGCGCTGAAGAGCGCTTGTGCTCGACGTCATTGATCCAACGTTGATAGATCAAGCTGTCGTCGAGCCGCACCGCAGCAAACGAAGCGCGGAAATCCGGTCCCGTGGGAGATACTCTGGCTCCGGGGGAATAAGCTTGCTGATAGCGCTCCGCTCGATCAACCGCAGGGTAGTCGGCCGTGTTGAAAGAGAAAGAATCGATCGTGACCCCCTATGAGATTGCTTCTAGGTTAGATGCTAGAGCCTTAGTCATGGAAATTGAACAACTGCTAGTCGAGAGTTTTATTTTGCGACGGCGAGCCTGTGCAGGTGGGCCAAAGCTTACATCCTGGTTTACACCGGCTGCCGACGCTGCTGAGAATTCGGGTCTACGGAGCGACAGACATCAAAGTCCTCCATGCCGCTATCGACCTCTCGGCACCCACCGTCTCCAAGCAACCGAACGCTGCAAATAGCGCGCGCTTGTGCTTGAGAATTCCACAGTGACCGACCAATTGCAGTGAGTTGTCATATTTTAGTATCTGAGACGACCGGGCGGCGTCGAGCAGAAGGAGTCCAATAACCATCACTTGAATATCGCCGAACCTCTAAAGAGTTGCACGTGGTTGATGGCTAGCGACAAGACATTCGAATCTCAGTTTGGTTTCCGACCGAGCACTTGTAAGATAGCGTCCTTCAGGAATTTCGCTTGGATTGGCTTTCGCAGGAGTTTTGCCCCTGGATCGAATCGCTCGACCCGTGAGCGTATTTCATCCCCAGCGTATCCTGTGATGAAAATCACCTCGACGACTTTGTGAGATGCAATCGCTGAAGCAGTCGCAATACCATCTGGACCAGAGCCAAGGTTAACGTCGCAGATCAACAAAGTAGGAGGGCTACGCTCCGCTACGGCTAGGGCATCTTCGAACTTGCCCACAGTTTGAACGGCTTCAAAGCCCAAATCTTCCAGAAGATCGCGGACTTGCCATGCGATCATCATCTCGTCTTCCACGACAAGAACATTCGTTCTGATCATCTCAGCGGTAAATTCATTTCGGTCACTCGGCCGGCGATGTGGCGGCGGGCCCGAGCATTGCGACGAAGAGCATATCGAGTTCGGTCGGTAGGGTAGAATCGAAGTCATTTTAAGGTCCAGGAAGCGGAAAGCGTAACCCGAAAACCAATCCGGTGGGCGTCCAGTTCCAATGCGCCTCACCCGATAAGTCGTGACGTGCGCTGAAGTCGATCATGCGTGTGCCGAAACCCTTTTGTGCTGGTGGTGAAGGAACGACATCGCCACCCTCCATCCAATCGAAGTCGATATGCCCCTCGGCAATGGTCCATGCGATTTCCAAACCGCCTCGGTCGGTCGATAATGCGCCATACTTGATCGCGTTGGTCAGCAGCTCGTAAACGATCATGCTCAAGGCCAGAAAATGCTTGGGAGGAAGGAGCAAGGGCGGACCATCGAACGCTATACGTCCTTTTGACCCGGCGTAGGGTTCGATCAACGCATCGACCAGATCGTGCAGCGAGGCATCTTCCCAACTTACTGCGGTCAGCAGCTCGTGACTCCGTCCCAGCGCTGCAAGTCGGCCGGTAAAATCCTCGCCGAACTGGTCCAGAGAATTGGCTGACTTCAGTGTTTGATGGGCCAGCCCGGACACCACACCCAGCAAGTTTTTCACCCGATGATTGAGCTCATCGACCATAACCTGACGAGTCTTTTCCGCTCGTCGACGATCGCTGATATCGCGCAAGAATCCGATGAAAAGCGGTTGTCCGAATTTGACAGTGTGCGTGATGGACAGTTCGATCGGAAGCTCGGACCCGCCTGCATGGAGCCCTTCAATTTCTATGTGCTTGTCCAGCACAGGCCCTTCACCGGTAGCGAGGAATTTGGTCAGTCCGCTCTCATGCGCGTCGCGATAGCGAGCGGGGATGATCACTTCGCTCATTCTCTTTCCCAAAACCTCTTCGGCGGAATGTCCAAAGGTGCGCACGGCAATCGCGTTCCAACCTCGGATGACACCATTGGTATCCATGACGACCGTCGCATCTAAGGCTGTTCGCAGAACAGCGTTCAGGCCATCGAGATCTATTTTATACGGGGCCCTCATGGAGATTGTTTACGCAGTTCCGGTAGGAAATCCAAGCAGTTAGCGAGGCTCCACGAAAGCACCGCAGGGCAAGTAGCTATAAACCAGCAGCGCGGGTGAAATTAGGATTTTAGTATCCGGTCGAGCTGGTCATCTGGCTTAGAGCAGACAGCCCGCTCCCGGCCCACCTCCGGAAGTTCCGCTTTGCGTCCTAATTTCGGCCATTCAGCGGATCGCCGGGTAGTCCCGAAACCTGCCGATTGTTCATAGTTGCGAAAGCGGACATTTTGGCGTTGCCCTCGCCCGTCCAGTCTGCACCGCTAACAATAGGAAAGAGGAAAAAGGGGGCGAGGCATGACGCCCCGCCCCCTTCCTTCCTGGTCCGCAGGAATGCCCTCGAACCGGTGCGCGGCTTACCAGGAGGCCTGGAAACCGGCGCGCGCGCCGACCTCGCCCGAGTCGAAGCCGACCCCGACGCCGCCGGTCACCGCGGTGCTTTCGCTGACCCGCAGCCCGAAGGACGCCGAGCCCGCGACGCGGTCGTTGTAATAGCCGAAGCCGCCGGCCACGCCGAAGGTTTTGCCCGGCATGATGACCGGCGATTCCATCGCCAGCGCCAGCGCGACGCCTTCATTGGCTCGCCGCGCCTGGGTGCTGTTCTCCTGCGCCAGATCGAACAGCACACTCTGGCGATCCTGCAGACCCATGATCGCGCTGCTGTTCCCAGCAATCAGGGCGGAATTGCCCGCGATCGCGGTGCTGTTGGCCTGGACGGCGGAGAAGCTCGCGAGATTGCTCAGTCCTGCGGAGGAGCTGACCCCCAGCGTGCCGTTGGCATCCGCGGTGACCACCGCGATCGGGCCGATCTGCGAGGTGCTGCTGGCGCCCAGCGAGGCGACCACGACTTGGCCGTCGTTGGTGGCGGTGGCACCATTGCCGATTGCGACCGAGTTCACCCCCGATGCGACGGCCTGATTGCCCATTGCGATCGCACCGTCGCCGCTCGCGGTGGCGGCTTCGCCGACCGAAACCGAGCGGACGCCCGATGCGGTGGCGAGATGGCCCAGCGCGGTGGCCCGCTCGGCGGTGGCGTTGGCGCGCCAGCCATAGGCGGTGGCGCCCGCGCCGATCGCCGAGGACTGGCCGCCGACCACTGTGGTCGAGGGCCCGCTGGCTATTGTCGAGAAGCCGGTGGCACCGTCGCGATTGCCGCCGATTGCGATCGAATCGCCGCCGGTCGCCTGTGCGGTGTTGCCGATGGCGACCGAATTGCTGCCCGATGCGACCGAATCCTCGCCGCCGGCGAAGCTCTGATCGCCCGAAGCGGTGGACTGGTGGCCGACCGCAGTGCCCATCGCACCCGTGGCAACCGCCTGCCAGCCAAGTGCTGTCGAACCCGGCGTGTTGGCAAGGCTTTCGCCGCCGAGCGCGGTGGTCGAGTTTCCGATCGCCATGGCATCTGCACCAAGCGCCAAGGCGTCCACGCCGTTGGCAACCGCGCCGTCGCCACCACCATCGGCATCGCTGCCGATAGCAATCGCGCCGGCTTGGCGCGCTTCGGAATCGCTGCCCAGCGCAATGCCGGCATCGTCGGTGGCCAGCGCGCCGAAGGCGCCCCCATCGGTGTTCCCGCCGATGGCGATGCCGCCGCGACCAAGCGCCGCGGCCGCTTCACCCATCGAAGTGGAGGCAAAGCCTCCCGATTGCGCCAGATGGCCGATCGCGGTGGAGCGTTCGCCGTTCGCCTCGGCCTGCCAGCCGAAGGCGCTCGAACCCGGGTTCATCGCCACGCTCTCGCCGCCGACGGCGGTCGTGGAATTGCCCATGGCGACGGCGGTGTCGCCGACCGCCAACGCGTCGACGCCATTGGCGATCGATTCATTGCCGATCGCGGTGCTGAAGTCGGTCTGCGCATCGGCGTTCTCGCCGACAGCGGTCGAACGAACGCCCTGCGCGGTGGCGAGGTGACCCAGCGCGGTCGCGCGTTCGGCGTCGGCGGCGGCACGCCAGCCGAGCGCGGTCGCACCCGGGCCGCTGGCGAGGCTTTCGCCGCCTATCGCGGTGGTCGAGGGCCCGGTCGCGGTAGCCGGAGCGGCGCCCGCATCGTCGCTGCCCACGGCGACGGCATCGACGCCATCCGCGACCGCGCCATTGCCGACCGCGGTTGCGCCCGCTGCGGTTGCGTCGGAATCGCTGCCGCATTCGGTCGCATTGGTTTCGGAATCATTGCATTCGGGGGTGGGATCGGCCTGGGCGGGCGAGGTGATGGCGAACATGGCGGCGCCCGCCAGCAGCGTTGTCGCAAGGCGGGTATTGGTCGTGATCTTCATAGTACTTTCCTTCCATTATGGACCAGAAAGCCGATCGACGCGGGACATCCCCTCCCCAGCAGAACTCGCGAGGGGCCCCACTGCGCGAAACCCCGCAGGTTTCGGCTGCCTTCTTTCGAAGAAGGCGGGCGCAGCTACCCCGTCGGGGCCGGACCGGATGCAGGCCCCGACGAAAATTGCTTTTGAACGTGAAGCAAGCGCCCGATCTATAACGCTCAGATCCGGTCGAGTTCCCCAACCAGCAGGATCGGCAGGGTCGGCGCTTGGTGGCGCACACCGCTGTCCGCCTCGTAGGTGACCGCGAGCGACGCGCCCCCGACCAGCAGATCGCTCTCCGCCGCCGACAGGTCGCGCTGGAAGCGACCGCTTTCGGGGATCGCACCCAGCGAGACGGGTGCGCCGCCGGCGGGGATCACCCACAATTCGGGGGTCTGCCCCGGCTCGGCTTCGAGCCCGGCGATAGTCAGCGCCAGCCTGCGGTTCTCGACATCGACCACGCTGGCGAGCCTGCGCTCGGTCTCGGCATCCTGCAATTGCGCGATCAGCCACTCGGAAGGCGCGGCGGCGATATCGGGCACCACCACCTCGGACGGGCGCGGCGTCGCGAGGAACAGCGCCAGCGCTCCCGCGGCCAGCGCGCCACCGGTCACCAGCGCCGCGAGGCTCCAATTTGCTGCCCGACCGTCCGGCAGGACCACGGGTTCGGCGGCAGCGGTCCCGCTCTCCGCATCGAGCCGCGCCTCGACCCCGCGCCAGACCGAGGCCGAAGGAAGATATTCGCCGGCCTGTTCGGCCATGGCGGCGAACCGCTGCTCCCACCATTCGACCGCCTCGGCAAAACCGCGATCGGCCAGCAGCTCACGCTGCGCAATGGCGAGTTCGCCGCCTTCGAGCACGCCCAGCGCATATTCGCCGGCGCGGATGAAGGGATCGTCGGCTGCGGGATCGCCGGCGGTGGGATCGAACGTGTCAGCCACCCAGGCAGCCCTTCAGCCCGGCGAGCCCGCGCCTGATCCAGCTCTTCATCGTGCCCAGCGGGACCTCGAGTTTGTGCGCCAGTTCGGAGTGGCTGAAGCCATCGAAGAAGGCGAGCTTGATCGAACGGCGATGGTCGGCCTGCAATTGCTCGAGGCAGCGGGCAAGTTCGGCGCTGTCCTCGCTGGCGCACAGCCAGTCGTCGGCGGGCAGCACGGTCTCGTCGGCGACCTCGGGCAATTCGTCTCCCGCGAGTTCGGCGCTGCGGCTCTCGCGGCGCAGGTCGTTGAGCGCGGTGTTGCGGGCGATCGTGCACAGCCAGGTGATCGGGCTGCCCTTGGCGGGATCGAATCGCCCGGCGCGGCGCCACGCCTTGACATAGACCTCCTGCAGCAGGTCCTCGGCACGCTCGCGGCCGCGCACGATCCGCACGATGGTGGCGAACAGCTTGGCCGATGTCATCTCGTAGACGGTGTGGAGCGCGGCGGGTCCGCAGCCCAAGCCCTTCCGAAAACCTCGTCATCCAACAGCGCCATGAAATCATCGACCTCTAGGCCTGCCCCTTCCTCTCTGCACGCGCCGGTATACGTTGCGATGAGGGGCAACCAGTATGCTGCGTCTTGTGAGGTGCCCTCGTTCGATTTGCACTATCATTCCCATCTGCAATTCATCCCATTTCGCGGCCATCCGACGGACGAGACGGCGTGCCTCGACGGGGTCGGAAGTACCCAGTGAAATGCTTATCGGACGGCTACACTTGTAGTCGCAAGGCGATCTGCGACGAAAATGATAACGGGCCCCGCGACGGACCAGATAGTTGATCTTTCGCATCCTCAGCGAACCCGTTCGCCGAACGCGTTCGGCGTCCTGTTCACGGATACGGACAGCCTGTGAGAGGCCGTGTGAGAAGCTATGGATGAAGGTGTGCGCACTACCGCCTCCTGAATGGCGGTTTTGTGGGGCAATTTCAGGATTGTGGAGCGGGTGAAGGGAATCGAACCCTCGTCGTCAGCTTGGGAAGCTGCTGCTCTACCATTGAGCTACACCCGCAAACGCCCGGAAATCCGTGGTTTCATGTGAAACCTTCCAACACCTTCCATGTTGGAATTCCAACATGGTCCGTCTGCGTCAGCAGCCGTTAGCGGGAATGCGACCGCTGAGGAAGCCTAGAAATGCCGGGCTCCTGTAGCTCAACCACCCTCGCGTAGCACGTCGTCGCGCTCCTCGGCATAGATCACCACCGATCGGCAGGCGCGATAGCCATCGCGATAGACCAGGGCGCCGCGCACCAGCATGTTCTCGCGCGCATCGGCATTGCCGATCGGCACCACCTTGCTGCCATCGGGCAGGGTCAGCACTTCGCGGTTCACCAGCTCGCCCGGCGCGGTGATCGTGCGCGGGCATTTGGCGGTGACGCCGCGATCGAGCCCCAATTCAGGGCTCGGGGTCGAACAGGTCGCCGCTCCACAGATCATCGGCAGCGCTACGACCAGCAGCCTCGGCTTCATCCACTTCATCTTCCAGTTCCTTCTGTTCGCGGGCTTCGATCTTCTCGCGCTCGGCCATCGATACGCCGGCAGTTTCGTTCGCCGCGGCGTTGGCGCGAAGATCCGTATTGTCGCGCTCGAGCAGCACCTTCTCCTCGACGCCTTGGTCGTGGAAATGCAGCCACAGCGCCGCCCCGCCGACCAGCAGCAAGACGCCCAGCAGGATCAGCAGGCCGGTCGCGAGCCGCTTGGCATGGGCGAGGGTCAGCGCCGGGTTGCGGGCGAGCAGGAATTTGGCGATCAGTCCAATCATAGCGGCCTCTCCTCGGGCAGCGGCGAAGCCGGCCCGTTGACGATGTTCTCGATCTTGGAAATGAATTCGCGCAGGGCGAGGAATGCTGCCGTCGCCCATCCCGCCATCTCGCTGGTGATGGTACGCGTCGGCCAGATCAGCATCAGCAGGAACACGATCACACCCGCGGCCAGAAGCGCCAGCGCGACGATCGCCAACTGGCGCAGCCGGTCGAGCGGCGAGCCCGTCACGCTTCGTTCACCGAGACGGTGCCGCCGCTCATCTTCGGCAGCAGGGTTGAGGACTCGGGCAGCGACGCGGGCCAGCGGTAGCCCAGCGCGCGAGCCTTCGCGATCGGAGTGATGTTGACCGCGTTCGCCTGGTTGCCGCCCAGCACATACCAGTTGCTGGCGCTTTCACCCACGAGGAAGCCGACATGCCCGCCGCCCGCTCGCCCGAACACCACCACCGCGCCCAGCACCGGCTTCGACGGCTTGCCCCAGTCGAGCCACGCCTTCGCCCGCGCGAACAGCCCCTTGCCGGGAAAGGGCAAGCCGACCGCGTCGATGCAATGCGCCACGAAGAAGCCGCACCAGGGCGTCTCGTCGTTGCTGAACCAACCCGCGCCGAGCCGCGCCCAGCCCTTCGCGATCCAGCTGTTGTGCTTGGGGCCCGGGATCTCGCGCTGGCCGATCAACGTCCGGGCAATCGCCAGCCACGCGGGTTCGCCCGGGCGCTCTGCCGGCGGCGGCGTCCAGCGCCCGCCGATCGCGGCCAGCACCAGATCGTATTCGGCCTGGCTGATCTTGTCCCCGTCGCCGAGGCGCTTGCTGCGCCACTCGCGCATGAAGGCGTCGTGATCGAAAGCGCTCATCGGTTTTCATCCTTCTCGTCGAATTCGTGCGCCAGGGCGTCCAGCTCGGGATCCGGCTCCGCTGGTGTCCCGTCGATGCGATAGCGCGTCACATCCGGCTCCTCGGGCTGCCGGGAACCGGTGATATGCAGGTACGAGGTGGCGATCCCCGTCAGCCCTCCCGTGACGATCGATGGCGCCATGCGCGCCACCGACATGATCACGCCGGTGCCGCCCAGCGCCGCGATCCCGCCGATCAGCGCGGCGATCTCCACCGATGTGTCGGGCGGCAGCATGGCCCCTGCGATCAGCGCCAGCACCGGTGCCGTCATCAGCCCGGCGACGATCGCCTTGCCATAGCCCTTGTTGGGTCCGTCGATGCTCACCAGCGCCAGCGATCCGAACGCCACGCCGACCAGCACGGCCCACCAGCGCGGCGGGATATCTCTCCAGGGCATTAGCCATTAGCTCCGCTCACCGTCAGCAGTGCGACAAGCCCCCCGCCGGGGACCAGGAGCGCGACCCCTGATAGAAATGCCGCCCGCGCCTTGTCCGGCCCGGCGCGCAGCGCGCGGCGATACAGCCCCGTCAGCGTGCCGATCAGGAACAGGGCGAGCCCGATATTGACCACCGCGAGACGAGCCTCGCGCGGGATCGCCCAGCCAGCATCGGGAAAGACGTTGACCGAGGAAATGACCGCGCCGGCGGTCACCAGCGCCGTGAAGGTCGCGGTGGATAGATGCGCCTGCCAGCCCGACCTGCGCCGCACGACCGCCCATATCTCGCCGCGCAGGCCGACCACCATTGCGCAGGCGATCAGGATCAGCGCGACCCGCAGGGCGACGGCGATGGCGGCGAGCAGCATCATCGCCCGCTCCCCGCCATCCGCAGTCCTTCCGATGCGTTGCCGGTGCTGCCGCGCATCACGGCAGGTTCGCCAAGGGCGCGAACGCCGCCTTGACACCGATATATGCCCACACGCAGGTGCCATCCTCGATCCAGGAGCCCGAGCCGGTCGGCCCGCCGCTCCCGGCCGCCGTGCCCGGCGTCACCAGCTCGTAGATCTTGCCGCCGTCGCTGGTGATGAGTTCGCCCGGCACGTCGTAGATGGTCGATGCCACCCATGCCGAGGCGAGCCACCCGCTGGTCGTACAGATCCAGCCCTGGGGCTGACCCGATGCCGGGTTCGCGTTCCCCACCGATTCACCGCGCGCATAATAGCCATGCCGTCCCGCCGTGGCGGGGTTTGCCGTGGCCATGATGGTGGCGCTGTCGTCCAGCAGCGAGAAGACGTGCAGCGCCGACATGCCGTCGATCGTCGGGAACGCCGACCCCGGCAGCATCATGGCGCTATGGCCGATCACTTCCATGCTTTGGAGAGCAGCCGCGCGCGACGCCCCCGTCACGGAGAAAATCAGGGTCTTCACCTCGTCGCGCACGCTGATCGCCATCGACTTGAAGGTTTCGGAATCCGTGCCGACGCCGTAGCCACCGCCGCTGCTGATCAGCCCGCCGCCCGTCGCCGCCGAGCTGGTTCCCTTGACATAGGGTTCATCGGCATAGGCTACGCCGGTCAACGGGTTGATTTCGGTTTCGGTGGCGAGTCCGGAAAGCAGCGATCCGGCAGCATCCAGCGCGAAGAAATTGGGTCTCCCCGAAAAGCCGAGCAAGGCAGCGTAGCTAAGCGTGAATTCCTTGATGAAGCTCGCATCGATTGCCACCGCGATCCTGCAGCTACCGGCCTGGTTCAACAGGATCGCATTGCGATGCCCGCCCACCCTCCAGACAAAGTCGACGGTCCGGCGAATGTCGGCGGGGAAGGCGGGGCTGTTCTCGATCAGGAAGAACAGGCGCGGGTCGCAGATCGTCGCAGTACTGGCGCCGCTCGACTTGATGCCCGAGGCGATTTCCCCCGAACTCCACACCCGCTTCTGCGCGCCCAGCCCGGTGACGTAATTGCTGACCGCGCCGCCCTTGTTGACGACGCGGATCTGCTGCTCCTCGCTGGATGCATAGAGCAGATCGATCTGGTTGTTCCTGCAGAAATCGCCCGAGCCACCGCCATCACAGACCATGATCGGCCCGTTGCAGCTTTCCATTCGGACCTTCTCGAAGCGGTTGTCCACTCCCGCGCCATCGCACCACACCGGGACCCGGATATCGCCTTCGACAAAGCCGCTGCTTTCGAGGCAGGGGTTGATGAAGCGATTGGTGTTGTGCCCGCGATAGGAGGACACCTTGTCCCAGGTGAATACCTGCAATGCAGCGAAGCCGAGGCCGCGAGACTTGCTGGTGTGGCCGATCCGCCCGCCGATTACCGTGTTCTCGTTGGTGAAGCTGTCTTCGGTATTCGATCCGAGCGAAGTATAGACGCGACCGAACTTGTTATCCGCGATGTGCTTGCCGGAAATCGTGTTCCAGGCCGAACCCTCGTAGATTATTCCACTGGTGAACCCGGCCACCCAGTTCTCGACGATCTGGTCGCGGATCATCCGATGGATGTAGATTCCGCAGTCCGGCGATGCATCGTTCAATCCGCCCGGCCAGCTGACATCGAACCCTGCCGCGAACACAGAGGGAAGCTCGATGCGGCTTTCCAGCCATTGGTTCTCGTAGGGATTGGCAGGATCGGGCGGCGTTCCCACCTCGAGAGCCGGTCGATCGCGCAGCCCCGTATAGAGGAACGTGACGTTCCCGAGCATTGCAGCCCCGGACGATCGAACGGCGAAATTGTCGAGCAGATTGTAATACGGCTTCAGAACGAGTGTGTCGGAAATCTCGCTGATCACCGGCCGGGGCGAATGCGGAACGTAGCCGTTCGCGCGGCAGTAATTGAAATAGATCTGCCAGGCGGCGGTGTCGTCGACGCCATTCTCTCCGACGACACCAAAAGCCGGATCGAAAGGAGAAGGCGATTCCCGCAGGCGGGCTGCCACGGTGCCCGGCTCGGCGGCTCCCCCGATTTGGTCGAACCCCACCTTGCCCGATCCGGTCGCAGCAGCAAGCGCTGCCGTCGAGGCTTCGGAATAAAGCTCGGTCGATCCACCCTCGGTACGCAGATAGACGGTGGCGATGCCCGTTTCGAGGTTCACCAGCTTGAAGGTCACACCCGGAGCGGTGTCCAGTTCGGCAATCTCGAGGGTCGTGTTGACGAAGATGTTTTCCGGCAGCACGAGATCGGCCGCCTGGTCGCGCACCAGCTCCGTCGCCAGCAGCGCGCTCTCGGCCCTGTCCGCCTCGAGCGCCGACCGGTCCGCCTCCCCCCGCGCCGGCGCCGCGAAATTGTCGGGATCGTCCAGCGCCGGTTGCCCCGTGAACGGATCGTAGAGCCAGTATTTCCCCTTGCGTTCAGCTGCGGGCGGAATCGTCAGACCAGGCTCGCCGCTCGGCACCCGCGCGGTTCGCGCGATATCGAGATCGTTCTCCTGCGCCACGAGGATCGCGCGATCCATCGCGGCTTCATGGCTTTCCGCCTTGAACGGTCCCGATGCCGTGTAATCGGCATCCTGCACCCGCGGGGTCTCCCGCCAGATCTCCAGCACGGTTCCATCGACAGCGGCGGCGGTCACGGTCAGCGTGCCGCCCGCATTCGTATCGCCCGGCGAGACGCTGTAGTCGGTCCCGAAGACCAGCTGCACCGCAGGACCGGTCGCCGAACGCCGGCTCGCCTTGATATCAGCCGGCGCGCGATATCGGAACGGAACCGGGAAGGAGACCGTGCTGGCATCCTCGAGATACTCGACGCGCGGGATTTGCTCGGCGACGGTCATGGCTTCACCTCATTCATCGATAGGGCCTTCTTCCAGGGCGTTGGCCAGATCAGGCGCGCGCTCGGGTGCGGTGTCGCCGGGCGACCACCAGTAATCGGTGCCCTGCTCGGCGGCGTAGCGTTCGAGCCGGCGGCGCGAATTGCGGATGTCGGGATTGATCTCTTCGTCGATCTGGTCGGCGACCATCCGATCGAAGGCTGTGCGGGCGTACCAGAGGTTGTTACCCGGCAGGAATCCCTTCGCTTCGCGCACCAGGCTGCGGCGCGGATCCTTCGCCTTGGCGAGATTGGCGACCCCCTGGACGTCGTCGACCAGCGGCCCGGCGAGCGTCTGCGCGAACCCGCCGCCCGATCGGCTCTCGGCCGCATAGAGGAAGTCGCCGTAGATCCCGAGACCGCCGCCCTGCAGCAGGGCAGCAAACCAGAAATCGCCGTCTTCCATCGGACGCGGATCCTTGCCTGCCGCGATCGCCTTGAGTTGCATCGCGACCCCGCCCATCAACGTCGTTCCGAGCAGCAGACCGCCAGCATAACGCGCCGCAGTTCCGGTGTTCATCGCCATCACCTGCTTCGACTGCGAAAGCAGCACCGAGAGGCCGAAGCTCTTGAACTGGAGAGCGCTGCGCCCGATCTCGCCGCGCAGGGTCCCGCGCGGCAGCATCGAATTGAACAACGAGCGCGTCTCGAGATCCGCGACCGGCACCGCGATATCCTTTTCGGTGTGGATCATCTCCATGAACCGCGCCGCCAGCTGGCGATCCTCGAGATTGTGCGGCGCGAGCCATTCCACCCCGCCGTCCTGCTCGAGCGGCGCGGAGCGGATCCGGTCCCATTCCTCGGCGCCCATGCCGTAGCGCTGCAGCGCGCTGCGCAATTCCGGCTCGAGCTCGCCGAAGCCCTTGCCGACCGCCTCGGTATAGGTAGCGATCGATTCCATGCCATAGACCCAGCGCAGCGACTGCGTGTGGCGATTGAGCAGCGAGATCCGCAGCACCGCGCTCGCCAACGTGCGCGGGATATGCCCGGTCAGCTCCTCCATCAGGAACCGGCTCTGCCCCGCCGTGCGGCTCGACCATTCCTCGGCAATCAGCCCGCGGCGCACCGCCATCTTCTGCGCCTCGATCGAGCCCGGCGCCATCAGCTTGAGATAGCCGGGAACCCCGCGCGCACTGGCGAGCCCGTTGAACTTCTTGCGGGTGCGGAAGAACGCGGCATCGCTGACCGCGGTGAGCGCCGCGCCGCCCAGCTTGGTCGCAACCTGAAAGGCGCGCAGCCCCGAAAAGCCGAGTGCGATCCACTCGTTGTCGACCGCCTGATGCGCTCCGCGATATTCGTCCCACAACCGGTCGACCGCACGCCCTGCCGTCTCGGCGCGCTTGGGTCCCTTGGCATCGGGCGAACGATCGCGGCCGGCGCTCTGCGTCACCGTGTCCTTGACCCATTGCAGGGTCGCATTCGGGTTGGGCCCGAGGATCTCGAGCGCCGCGATATCGCGCGCCATCCCCTCGATATGGCCGACCATCGCGCTATAGGCGTCGACCGTCCCGAACTCCTGCTGGTAGCCCATCCAGTCGTCGGCAGACTTGAACGCGAGGAAGCGCGCATCGGTCCGCTGGTTGGCCAGCGCCTTGCCGCCCGGAGCTCCCGGCGTCATGTCGAAGGTCCCGTCGCTCCGGATCGTCTCCCAGACGTCGCTGAGCACCTCTTCCAGCGCATCGTCGGAGAACTGACGCCCGGTGCGGCCGTCGATCATCTTCTGGCGATCCAACCGGCCCCAGATCGCTTCGCGCCAGGCAGCGTAACCCGCCTTGCGGACCTTCTGCCAGTCGTGTGCCTGCGGCAGGCCCCAGTCCGCGCGGAAACCGATGTCGCCGCCGGCGGCGTTGAACCGCTGGCGCAGCCGCTCCGAGGTGCGCCGCCAGGCTTCGGCCATCGCCCGCGCGCTGGCGTTGCCGCTGTCCTCGCCGAACAGCTCGCGCACCATGTCGGTCAGCTGCGCCTTGTTGCGCACCTTGCCCCTAAGATTGGCCGAATGCTCCGCGAGGAACCGGTCGAGCTCGATCTGCGCATCGCCCACGATCGCCCGCCGCCGGCCCTCCACGCTCGAGAACCGCGCGCGCGGATCGCGCCCGCCGATCAGCGCGGTCGCGGCACCGGGATCGATCGGCGGGCCACCCTCGCCGCCGCCCGCCGGCTGCGATTTGAACCGCGCATCGCCGATGTCGCTGCCGTAGGAAGCCAGATCGGCCGCGATCGCCTGGCGGCGGCGGATCGTCAGCCCGGCGAGGAATTCCTTGCGAGTGATCCGCCGCTCCATCGCGGCGATCGCCGCGGTGCTCGCCAGTGCCTCGGCGCTCTCGCGGCTCCCGCTGCGCGCGTATTCCTCCAGCAGCTCGTCATAGAGCACACGCGCCTCCGCCGCCTGGTCGGCGCTGATCTTGCCCTCGGCGGCAAGTCCTGGGAGGCACGCGCCCAGGCTCACGCGATTGCGTCCACCGCGACCTTGCTGGCACCGGCGACAGTGCGCAGCGCGACATGGCCCTGCGGCCAGTATTCGCCGCCGGTCGCATCGGCGGGATCGCTTCCAAAGCGGACCCGGCAGGCGCTGGTCGCGACGACGCGATAGATCCCGCCGTCTGCGAGTCCGGCCGAGACCGCGCCGTCCGCGACCGTCACCGCATCTCCGGTCTGCGCCGGCAGGTGCGGCGTGTGGGCGCCGCCGGCATCCACCGTCCGGAACCCGTGAAACGTCAATTCGATCGCCATGGTGTCAGCTCCTCATTTCAGACATTTGCGGATCTCCTCGAGCCCGCTGCGCTCGGCCTCGATCTCGCCCCGGATCGCAGCCGCGGCGCGCGGCCCCTTGCCGTCGTCGAGATCGAATAGGGATCCGGTGGTGTCCTGGTTGTCGAACAGCCCGCCGTCTTCTCCGGCGGCACGCTGGGGCGCGACAGCGCGGGCACGGCCCTCCGCCTGCTGTTCGAGCGCGGTCCGGCGCTGCGCAGCGGTAGGCGCGGCGAAATCTGCCTGGGCCTCGATATCGTGCCAGACGCTCTCCGAGACCGAACGCACGCCATCGCCGGCGTCGTCGTCGAAGAGTCGCGCCGCGTCGTCGTCTATGAGAGGGGAGTGGTCACCCTGTTCGGCAAGCGCATCGCGCTCGCGCGGGGTCAGTTCTTCGCCCGAGTCCCGAGCGGCTTCGTCCCGAGCGTATTGGCCAGCCTGCCCTTGAGGCTCGCCAGCGCGTCCGCTTCCGCCAGCCCCGTCGCCAGCTGCGCGAGCTGATCCAGCCTCTCCGCCGACATCAAGCTTGTCGAGGTCGAGCCCTCGGATCCCGGCGACGAAGTCGCGGAGGACCGCGGCGATCCGGTCGCCGTCGGCGAGCCGCCTTGCTGCCTGGTCGAGAAGTTCATTGACCGCATTTCCCTTTCTTAGCGCAAGCCGATCGACCAGCGCAAGCGCGCGCGCATTGCCGTCCGCCGAAGCCTGGCTGCCCGCCACGTCGATCCGGTTGCCGCCGCTTTCCAGCGTCTCGGCATTGCGCGCGGCGACCTGGAACGCGCCCTTCATCTTGCGCATTTCGCGCAAGGCCCGGTCGAGCAGCTTGGCGCGTTGGGCGAACAGTCCGGTGACCAGTTCCTCGCTTCCGAACAGGCTGTCCTGCGTCTCCCTGGTAAAGCCCGCCTCGAGAGCTTGCCGCAGGATCGCCTCGGCCTGGACGCGGTTGGGCGGTTCGGTCTCGACGAGGATCCGCACCATCGCCGAATGCAGCGCCCGATCGGGCACCAGCGCGCCGATCGCGGCACCGTAATTTTCCGGGATGACTTCGTTGACCACCGCGCCGAACGCATCGTCGCCGAGACGCGACAGCGCCTTGCCGTCTCGCACCAGCGCCGAGCGTGGCGGCAGCCGCCGCAGCAGCGCCTCGCCTTCCGGCCCGACATCGCGAAACACCTTGGCCGCATCCACCGCCGTGCCGGTGCCCTCGCCGATGTTCTTCAATGCGGTGACGATCCGCGCATCCACCTCCGAATAGCCCTCGCTTTCGCGCAGCACGAAAGCGTTGAGCCCGATCGACCCGCCGCCCTGCGCCTCGATCCGCCTGGCGAGCCCGAGCCGCTGGTGACCATCGGCGATCAACCGGCGCCCGTCCGCGCCTTCCCACACCGTCACCATCCCGGCCGCGATCGGGTCCCATTCCTCGATCCCCTGCAGCCGGTCGGTCACGCCGAAGGCATCGCCGCCGCTCTTGAACTGCATCAGCTCGGCATCGACCCCGATTGCACTTGCCTCGATCCGCGCGATCGGCACAGCCTGCCCGCCCACCGAGACCAGCGGCCGTTCGGCATCGAGCGCCTCGGGGCGCAGCACGGGTTCGTCGTCGAGCTCGAGATTACCGAGCCTGGTCTCGCGCGCGCCCGCCGCCGGCACGCCGACACCGCCACCCACCTTGCCGCGAATGACATCGATCGCCTGGCCGACCGTCTTGCCGCCACCCAGATAGGCCGGGTTCTGCGCGATCGCGCGCTGCGAGAAATAGGCGCTCACCGGCGCATCGCGCGGCGCGCGCGCCAGCTCCACCGCTTTCGCAGCGCCGGCGAAGTGGGCGAGGTAGAGATTGCCGGTGTCGGCGACCACGCCGGCGCGCTCCAGCTGGCTCGCATTGTCCGCCAGAAGCCGATCCATCAACCGCTCCTGGATCCCGACGTCGAAGCGCCGCGTCGCCCAGGCGCGCGACGCCGCGCCGCCGCCCCCGCCGAATTCGCGCGCATAGAGCCGCTTGAAGGTGCTCTCGATGAACTGGTACCGCCCGCTGGCGGAGGATCCCAGCGCGTTCTCCGCACCGTCGTTCCCGCCGCTTTCCGGTCCCCGGATCGCCGCCTTCACCTGTCCGAAATCGGCGCGGGCCGCCGCCGCTGCAGATGGCACCGACTGCGCCGCGCGCGCCGGCGCGAGCGGAGCGACTTCCTCCACCTCCGGCCGCATTTCCCCCCCGGGCTCGACCGGACGCGCAATCCGTCCCTCCTCGAGCGCGGCCAGCGCCTCTTCCATCTGCGAGACATGGCGATCGACCGCTTCGTGGGTCGCGACATAGGGGCTGGATTCCTCGACCTCCGCCTGCCGGGTCAGCAGGTGCAGCGCCGCCTCCTGTTCGGGCGTGCGCAACTCTTCCGGGACCGACCGCGCGAAAGCCCGCGCGATATCGCGCTCGGCGAACGCGCCGTCGATCGCTTCGCGCACCGGCCGCGCCAAATCGTAGGCGCGCGCATCGATCCCCGGCGCGATCTCGATCCCGCCACGCAGCGCCGCGGCGCCCGCTCCGGCGACCGCGATGTCCTGCGCCGCCTCGGCTATGCCGTATTCCTCCCCCATCCGCGCGTAATTGTCGCTCATGCTCAGCGCCTGCGCTCCCTCGACGCCGGCGCCGACCAGGCCTTCGGAAAGGATCCGCTGCGCGATCGTCCGGCCGGCGCCGCCGAAGGGCAGCGAATAGACGTTGATCGGATCCGCGAAGCTGCCTGCCATCGCGCCGACGAAGCCTGCCGCCACGCCGGCGACGCCTTCTGCGCGGCCGAGCGTCTCCTGGTCGCGATCGCGCTCTCCACCCCTCCGGAACGCATTCTGCTCGAACGCCTCGCGGGTCTCGGGCAGCCCGTCGACTCCGCGCCGCCGTGCCTCACGCCAGATGCGCTCGTAATCCGGCATGCCGAGCAGTTCCGGGCCGATCCCGAACATCCCCGGAGCGCCGTGATGCAGATCTCGGCGATCGACGCCGTTCTCCACCAGCGCCTCGATCAGGGGCCGATAGGCTTCCGCCCGGCGCAGATCCTGCACCTGATCGACCCGGTCCGCCTCGACCCTGGCACCGGCGCCGATCAGATCCAGCATGCCGGGCGCTTCGCGCGTCTCGGCCGCGCGCGCCTGCGGCAGGCTCGCGGCCTGCGGATCGAAATCGAGGACCGGCCCGCTCACTGGCCCGGAACCTTTACGCGCCAGGGCTTGCCGTTGTTGCCCATCACAACCGCACCGCTTGCCGTCCGGTATTCGTAGAGCCCGCCACCCACCGCGACCGGGAACGCCCGCCCGAGCCGCGCCGGCGAACCATCGGGATTGACCGGCTTGACCTCGCCGCGCGCGGCGGTTCGCAGCACGATATCGCGGAACTCGTTGGCGGTGCGGCCCTCGGGCACGAGAAACCAGCGGTCGCCCCAGATCGCGAAGCCACCGCGGCGCTCCCCATTGACGTTCTGCGCGCCGACTGCCTGGCTGAGCACCAGGCGCCACAGCCGCCCGTCCATTCCCCCGCCGAACTTGTCGACCTGCCCCGCCGCGAGTTGTTTTGCGGTCTCGAAGATCGCGTTGCGCTGATCGGGCGGAACCGCGACCAGCGCCCGCTCGAACTGCCGGTTGACCTCGAGCACGTCCTCCTCGAGATCCATATCGGCCTTGATGATCTCGGAGAGCAGCTTGCCGTTCGCCCGCAATGCCTCGCGACCCCGCCGGGCCTGCGCCCGCGAGGCCGGATTGAGCGTCGCCACGATCGGCAGCGTCCGGTCGCCCGGGTCGATCATCTTCGCGGCCGCCATCCGCTGCGCTACCGGCAGCCGGTCGAGCAGCGCCATCACCTGCGCCTCGCCCTGCCGGCCGTCCTCGTATGTGCTGCGTAGCTGGTCGGCTTCGCCCTTGGACAGGACCGGAACCGGGCGACCGCTTGCGCCTGCCGCGCCCGCCGCCCAGCGCGACCGCGCGGCGATCGATGCCGGGTCCTCGAAGTCGAGCGGAGGGGGAGCACCGGCCCCGCCCTCGCGCGCATAGAACCCCACCGGATCGTCGTTGAAGCGGGTCGAGATCGACGGCAGCTTGTCCTCGATCCACTGACGCTCCATCGCCTCCTGATCGGTAAGGCTGTCCTTGGCGCCCAGCTCCGCAAGTCGCTGCTCTAGCTGGATAGGGCTCGCGCCTTCATAAACCCGCCCGAACTCGGCCGTCGTCGCCGAACCCTCGAGCTGGCTGACGACATCGTCCATGCCATAGGCGCGCGCCCGCTCGAGGAGCGCAGGGATCTCGGCGGTGACATCGCGGCCCTGCCCTTCGCGGACGTTGAAATCGCGCAAGGTCTCGCGGAACTCGGATTTCTCCTGCGCGATCGCCTGCTGTTGCGCCGCGTCGATCCGCCGCATTTCGACCGCGCTGCCATTGAGCAAGGCCTCGACCTGGTTGGGCTGCAGAACTTCGTCGAACGCGCCGCTCTCGAGCATCACCTTCGCGACTTGCGGATCACTGTCGATCCGGCCCTGCAGGAAGCCGATCGCGAGCACCTGCTCGGTTTCCTCGCGCAGCTGCTCCTTGACCTTGTCAGACGCCGCCAGCCCGTCGATCGCGTCGAGCTGGATTTCCAGCTCGAGACCATAGTCCTGCGGGCTTTCCAGCCTCCGGACGCGGTTCGCGCTGGCGTCGCGGCTCTGCTCGAACTGCTCGGCCGCGACTTCCCCGGCGCGCAATGTCTCCCAATCGGCCTCGCCGGTACGGAACTGGGCGCCCCAGTCCTCGAGCGAGCCCTTTGCCCGCCGGCGCACTTCGTCGTCGCCGATCCCCTCGAGCAGCGCTGTCTGCCGCTCGCGATAAAGCTCGGCCATCCGGTCCGCATGGCCCGGCGCATCGCTTTGCCGGCCCTCGCGCGCGGCCGTGGCCATCTCTTCGCGCACCGCCGCATAGCCGGTCTGGAAACCGGTCCACTGGCGGTTCTGGTCGAGCTTGCGCTCGATCCGGTAGTTCTGGAGCTTCTCGGACTGGATCGTCTCGCCCAGCTGGATCACCGCATTGGCCGCTTCCGCGCCATAGGCTGCGGCGCTGACCTCCGGCATGGGGGCGCCGGCGCGCGGATCGATCCGGCTGCGATAACCTTCGGGTCGGCTCGCCATCAGCCGCCTTCCCCGGCGCGCGCCTGCGCCCAGTCGTTCTTGCCCTGAATGTAGGAGCTGCCTGCCCCCAAAATGCCCGAGACCAGCGCGAATCGTCCTTCGCGCCGCGCGTTGTCGCCCTGCCGCTCGAGCGCCCTGCTGCGCAGCACTCCCTGCCGCCGCAGCTCGAGCACATCCATCGCCGCTTCGACCTGGCTTTCGCGCAGCGCATCGAGCGCGGTCCCGCCGGCGCTCGCACCCTCGAAGCCGCCGCCCGCCATCATCGTCAGCTGCTCGCCGATCTTGCGGCGCGCATCGGTCTTCACCCGCCGGATCTGGCCCGCCGCGGCGCGCCGCTCCTCGCCCGCCTGCGCATAGGCCGAACGCCGGTTCTCATTGCCGGCCATCAGGCCGCCGACGCCCTTGACCATCGATCCGGCCGCCGCGAGGAAGGGAAGCGCCTGGACCATCAGCCAAACCTCTCGAACAGCATGTAGGTTTCGCTCGCCGCGCCGAACCTGCGCAGGCAATGCATCGGCTGCATTCCCAGCAGCAGTGCGAACCGACATTCGGGCGTCGGTTCGACCATCGCCACCTTGGTCAGAATTCCCGGATCGATGTCGGGGATCGCCTCGGCCACGTCCTCGACTTCGTTCGCCTTCGCGAGCAGCTCGAGCCGCTCCAACCCGCATTCGCGGATCTCGCGCGCCATGAAGCGCGTCAGCGCCAGGTGCTGCGATCCGATTTCGCGGCCGAGCAGAGCCCAGGCTACTCCCTGCACGCCCGGAAAGGTCTCGCTGATGCCAAAACAGGCGACGATGCGGCCATCGCCCCATGCCGTCCACGCAACCGGCTCCGCCGCCAAAATCGCGGCGCTCTCGCGATCCACGTCGCCCGGCGCGCCGAGCCACAGCAGCTGGCTCTCCTGGCGGTCGATCTCGAGCAGATCGTCCGGCTCGAGCCGGTGGAAATCGAGCCTACTCATCGCGCCAGCTCACATCGACATTGAGCGCCGCAAGCGCGACCGTGGCAGGCAGGGGAACTTCGCTGATCCAGCTTGCCCGCCCGTCGCGGTCGTATTCCGCCTCGACCAGCCCATCGCTGTCTCCGGAGAACAGCGGCACCGGTTCGTCCATCGACTGGCCGCCGCGGCGATCGATGATCTCTTCGGTCACGCCGCCGGGCACGCTCACCTTGATCCCCAGGCTGTCCAGCATCCGCAGTGCCACCTTGATAAGGCGCTGTCGCAAGCCCGCCGAACTCCCGCCATCAGAGCGGATTTCCGGCCGCATCGTGGTGGCCGTCGCTCTGTAGGCGAGCCCCACAATCACGGTGTAGTCATACGCTGGCACGTTTTGCGCCGGCAGGTCGAGCTCGCCGGCGGCATCGACCGACAGGCCGGTGATGACGAACCCGTTGGCCAGCACTGCAACCGCCTGCCCGGCGAGATGCCCCAGGCCGGTGAAATGACCGTCGCCGGCAGAGGCAGCGATCCGCACGCCCCCGTCGACGAAGAAGGCTTGCTTCTGATCGGTGCCCAGTTCGCGCCAGGCTTCCTGCTTCCAGATCTCGCGCACCGTCGCGCCGGCCCCATTTTCGCGCTCGACGAGCAGCCACAGATCGTCCGTCTTGCGGTCCTCACCCACAATTGACACGCCCGACAGTGCGCGCGCACCGCCTCCCAGACGGATCCGCGCCAGCCCCTTGATCTCGCTGCGCGTCTTGGGGTGGACGACGATCTGCCCGTCCCCGCGTACCGCATGGACGAGGCTGAAAGGCACCCGCTGATAAGCCAGCTGCACGATCCCGCTCTGGGTGATATGCCGTGCCGTCGCGGTCAGATCGGGCGCGTCGTAGCGATCCCGCCCGAAATCGTAATCGGCGCTGCGCAGCCGGCGTCCGCCGCGCTCGACGAAGATCGTCTCGGTGGCGATCCGCACCGGCATCACCAGCTCGCTGCCGTAATAGCTCTGCGGTTCCGCCTCGATGTTCTCGCCCGAGAACCCGGCACCGGAATTGGCCGCCCCGATCGCCAGCTCCTGGCTTGCCGTTCCTACCAGCAGCTTGCGATCGTTGCTCACCCACAGCGGCGGATCCTCGCTGGCGATCGTCCGCCGGAACCCGAGATCGGTGGCCAGCTCGCCGGCCACGGTATGCGTCGAATAATTGACCCGCCCGCCGCCGTAATCATCGACGACCGAGCCGATGACGTAGAGATCCTTGAAATCGACCCGGCGGCCCTTGTAGAGCGTAACCAGGCTGGGCCAGCCCTCCGCTTCGGAGAACGCCTGGTGCGCCCAGCGATAGGTGCCCGATGCGATGCTGTCAGGGAGGGTTCGCTCCACCGTGGCGCCGGCGGTGTTGCCGGTTACCGAATTGATCCGCGCGATGCCGAACCGGTCGTGGACGTAGGTCCAGCGCACTCCGTACGGACCCTTGTCGTTGAGCAGATCCTTTTTGTTCTGCCCGTCGTAATAGGTGCCCTCGATATGCTCGGGTTCGACCGAACCGGTCGTTCCGCCGCTGGCCGCGACATAGACCTTGCCGCGATTGCGGACCTTCTGGCCCACCGCGACATCCTTCATGCCCGGTTCCCATTGCGGGATGACGGCGAAATCCCTCGCCTCGAGCCGGATGGCGCCGCCCACGCGGCCGGGCGAGAACACCCCTGCGCTCCCGGTCAGCGTGATGGCGCCTGTCGTGCCGCTTGCGCTGACCACCAGCGCTTCATCGGTGTTCATGTTGAGGAAGGGGCCATTCTCGAGAACGAGCGTCTCGAAGGCGAAGGCGAGGGTGCTGTCGCGCCGCAGTGCCGCCGGCGGATGATCGCCGTGGTTGAAATAGAGCCGGTCGTAGCTCTGTTGCTGCGACAGCTGCGGCGCCTCGCTGGCGGCATAAGGGGTCGCGACCTGGTAAGCCGTTCCCGGCGAGGTCTCGAGCCGCCCGCCCAGCGTGAAGAACCGCAGCGCGTTGTCGCTCCATTCGAGCGCATATTCCTGGTCGATCGACCGCCGGAAGGCGGTCAGCCAGCTGGCGCTCGGCGCTGCCTCGCGCACGAATGCGAAGCCCTGGCGCTTGACCAGTGGCCCTTCGGACAGCGGGATCCAGTTCTCGCAGGTCGAGAGCCCGAACGCATATTGCTGCGTGTCGATGCGCCCGTCGAGATAGGGATCGAGCTCGCCGGCCATGAAACCGGTCTGGAGGTGACGGACGACGCTCATCCGCCGTCTACCCAATTGCTCAATGTTCCGGCGCCCTCGCCGCGATAGCGCGCCAGCACCCAGTCGCTTTCTTCCTGCTCGAGCGGCGGGTTCTCGAGCGCATCGGCCCCGCGGGCATCGGCCACCGCAGCGAGATATTCGTTCCAGCACCCGCGCTTGTCGAAACTGGATCCCGCGATCTTGCCGCCGATCGCGCAGGCGATCCGCAGCGCGAAGGCCCCGACGAAACCGGGATCGAACGCCGTCGGCTCCGCGACGTCGGCGAGATAGCGGATATCGAGCCCGCCGGTCGCATCCGCGAGGATCTGTCGCCCCTCAAGCTGGTACCGCAACCGTTCACCGCCGAACAGCTCGACCAGCTTGAGGCAATCGCTCGGCAGTTCGTATTGCGCCGAATAGCCGTGCTTCGGTCGCTCCACCAGGCGCGGCAGGGTCGCGCGCCGCATGGCGAAATTCCAGCCACCGTCGCGGATCGCCGCCCGGCGCTCGATATTCCATACCGCGGCGACGGCACGGCCGAGCACCGTGTCGTCGCCGGGCGCGGTCAACCGGGCCGAAGTTCCCACTGCGACCGCTGCGCGATTGGCGATTTCGGCATAGCTGCTCACCCGGTCGCTCCGTCAGTCGATCAGGCGAGCGGCGGCCAGGGCTCGGCGAGGATCTTCGCCTTGATCTTCTCGATCGCATGGACCGCTTCCGCCCGGCTCATGTTGGTGACATCGATGTTGACGCTCACCGTGTCGCTCTGCGCTTCGGCGGCACCGACCGCGACCGCGATATCGCCGCGATCCAGAGCGCCGTATTTCCCGGTGTACTTGTACTGTTCGGCCATGCGCGCCTTCTCCTGTCAGGATGTTCGCGGAGGAGGCGGCTTGCCTCGACGCAGCGCGCCGCCTCCCCGCGCGATCCGGCGGATAGGGCCGCCGGACCGCTTGCCCGGATCGATCAGCTGATGCCGACGAATTCCAGCTCGATGGTCAGCAGCGTCGCCGAGGCGATCGCTGCCGTGCCGACGGTCGCCCACAGCGCCTCTTCCTCGTCGACCGGATCATCGTCGAGCGTGGAGGCCTTGACTTTCAGCGCCTGCGACGTGTCCGTAGCGGTAAGGCTGCCCTGCGCCGCGACGTACTTGTCCGCCGTGGCCTCGCTGCCGATCGCCAGCGTGCTGGTCGAAAGGCTGGTGTCGCTGGTGACGCGGGCCGCCACCAGCTTGTAGCCGGCCGGGCGCTTGCCCAGATAGATCCGGTCCGCCGACGCCCAGGCGGTGCCAGGCACCTTGCTGGCGAGCGTCGAGACCTTGTTGGCCACGACTTCGCGACCATCGGCGCGATCGGGCGGGTTGGTCCCATCGGCGACCCCCACCTGCTGCTTGACGTAGTGAAATGCCATCGTGTTTCTCCTGTCTGCCTCGCCGGAGCTATCGCCGGGTCATGGGCGGGGAAGCGGCGGGACCGGCAGGCCCCGCCGCACCTGGTCAGCGCTTCTGGTTGAGGATGACCCCCGACATGCCGGCCTGCGACCGCGTCGCGCCCAGCGTGGTGCCGGCGTAGTAGCCCTTGGAGAACCGCAGTTCCGGGATCTTGCCGACTTCGGTCCGCAGCGCCTGCCAGACGTTCGCCACGAGGCCGCCTGCGGCCCAGAACGGCGTCTTGCGATAGCCGTTCGCATCGGTCGCGAGATCCGGGATCGTGGTGAGCAGCGGATTGTCGAGCTCGATCGGGATGAAGTGGAACCCCAACATCCTGATCAGCGTGCCGTTCTCGTCGACCTTGGCCCCGAACGCGCTCTGGAAATCGGTGCTGGTCGCCGGCACTTCGTCCAGCAGCGAGTCGTTGTCCTCTTCGGTCAGCACCATGAACCGCTTGCGCGTCGGATCGACATGCGCCTCGCCGAGCATGACCTTGGCCTCGCGCAGCTTGCGGGTGTTGAGCGGCTGCGGACCGCTCGCGCCGCCGGTGGTCACCGGGACGATGTTGCCGCTCGGGAAGGCGGTCGTGGTGGTGCCATGCTTGCCGCTGATGACATCGCCGTAGAACCCTTCGAGGATGCGCTGGTCCTTGGCCCGGTTGAGCGTTCCGGCGGCCGCCATGGTGGCGGTACCGCTCAGGCTGATCGCGGTGGCGAGCTCGTCGTCATTGTCGACCAGATCGGCATCGTAGAGCTCGGGCGGCTTGGGGATCCAGATCCCGTCATAGGTCCGGTTGCCCCATTCGGTGCGACCGTGCCGATCGGTGGCTTCGCGCGGCGCCGTGTTGCCGACCAGATCCTTGATCTTGACCTTTTCGGCCCCGGTCTCGTTCTGGACGACGACAGCGCCCGAAGACATCAGCCGCGACTGTTGCTGCTGGAGTACCAGCTCGACGTTGTTCTGGAACTTTACTTGAAAGCTATTGGGGACGTTCTGGCTCATCTGGCCCTCCGTCATTTGGGGTTTAGACCGAATGCGAAAGGCTTGCCGGCGCGCCGGGCCATTCTATCGTTTTACGCCCGCGATCGGCGGCCGCATCCGCGGCGGGGCTCCGGGCCGCACTCTGGGAGGGGCTTGCCGGAGACTGAGATGCGAAAGGGGCCCGAGCTTCGTAAGCGAAGCGCGGACCCCCCGGTCGCGCCTGCGGGCCAAAAATCCCGCAGGCAGGTGCCAAAGTCAAGCGATTAAGTAAGATATCCCCTTACAGTTACGCTTCCACCTTGTCCGCCGCGGCGCCCAGCGCCTCGAGCGCGCGGTTGTACCGGGCATTCTCGGCCGTTCCGGGGACCAGCGCCTTGTCGAGCAGCGAGGAATCGGCCTTGATCGCGTCGATTTCCTTCTGCGCCTGCGCGGATGTCATCCCGAAGGTCCGGCTTTCACCGCGCACCAAGCTGTCCTCGCTGAAATTGGCACCATGCTTGGCCAGGTGATCGAGCACCTTGCCCGGGCCGCTCGGCAGTCCGCGCAGATATTCCATGTCCTCGCGCGTGAACCCGGCTTCCTTGGCCGCCGCATTCACCTGCGCCAGCTTCGCCTCGCGATCGTCGCCCCAGCCCTTGACGTGCTCGCCGGCCTTGGCCTGGCGATCCTTCACCAGCGTATCGTGATCGGCGACATCCGCCGCGACCAGGTCCTCGAGCACGGCATCGAGCGAGGCCTTGGGAATGCCATGCTTGTGCGCCGCCTGGGTGACCCGCTCCATCACCGCGGTGTTGATCTCGATCGGATTGCCCGCGGCATCCTTTGGCGCCGGCAGCGCATAGCCGTCGGGCTTCTCCGGGACGCCGATCGCAGTGCGATAGGCCGCGATGTCTTCGGGCTTCGCGTCGTCGCCCGGCACCTTGATCCCGCCGCCCTCGTGCAACCGCTTCTCGGCCGAGCGGAGCGATTTGACGATATCGTCCTGCGACTTGAAACCCTTCGATTTCACCCAGTCGAGATTGCTGGCGCTCTCGCCTTCGCCGGTCTCCCCGGAAAGATCGGCGAACCATTGCGGATCGCCGCCCGCCCCGTCGCCGCCTGCAGCGGCGGCACCATCGGCACCACCGCCGGTCCCCCCGCCAGCGCCGGCCCCCGCGCCGTCCGCAGCGCCGCCTGCGGCACCACCGTCGCCGCCGCCGGCCTGGGCGCCATCACCGAGAAAATCAGCCGCGCCGCCCACATTGCCGCCGCCATCGCCACCAGCGCCGCCTGCGCCGCCATCAATCGAGTCCATCGTCGAGCTCCATCAGTCTTTGGACGGTTCCTTCGTCCAGGTTGAGATAAAAAATCAGATCGTCGAACACCTCGCGGCGCCCCACCTTGCGCGCCATCACCAGCGGATCGTCTGAGAACACCGACCCCAGGGCGTAGCGATTGCGCAGCTCGGCGAGCACGATCTCGCCGGCGACATGCGGCTTGCCGTCCGGCCCGTTGAACAGCCAGCGCAGCAGCATCCCGAACAGCAACTTGCCCGCCAACCAGCGCGCGAGCCGCTCCGGCGGCGCCATGAAGATCCACTTGACCTGCCGCGACACCTGAATGGCGCGATAGCGGATCCGGTTCTGCTCGCTAACCGCCATCGTCAGGCCGCCATCGCGCCGGCCTGCGCCAGATCCTTGACCGCACCCGCCGACTTCTCGAGCAACTCGGCATTGACCATCGCGCCCTTGGCCGCTTCCTCGTTGGCCTTGAGCTTGGCGACCGCTTCGTCGCTGCGGATGTATTCGGGCTTGACCCCGATCTCTTCCGCCATGCCCTTGGCCATCGCCTCGGCATCGACCCGCAGCCGCACCGCCGGATCGACCTCGGCGAGGATCGGCAGCGCCTGCATGAAGCGCAGCGTCTTGGCCGTGTTCTCGGCGCGCGACATCGCGGCCAGCGGGTTTTCGTAATCGACCAGCGGCCAGGCGCCGGCCTCCTGCACTTCCGGAGGGAATTCCTCGACCTGTCCCGCCGCCATCATCAGCTCGAGATCGCGCTGCGTCATCGGATGTTGCTTTTCGGTTTCGTAGCGGCTCGCATAGGGCCGCACGAGGACGCCCTGTTTCGACATCACCTCGAGCACTTCGGTGGTGGTCATCCGTGAGTTGGGATCGGTCAGGATTTTGTAGAATTCCTCTAGGAACGCGATCCGGATCGTGTCCTTCTCGGCTTCGATCATCTCGAGCGCGATCGGCAACCCGTTCTCGCCGCCGGGCATGCGGTGGACCATCAGGCGGCCCATTTCGTCGACGAAGCCGGGATTCATTCCGCCCGGCTTGCTTGCCATCTTCGTCGCCCCGCCGTCGTTGTGGAACGCCAGCGCTGGATCCACCGCCTTGTGCGCCGCGCGCAGCGTGGTGTGCTTCATCGCCTGGACGCCCTGGATATTGGGCAGCACGTCGAATGCGGGCGAGCGCCCGTAGATCTCGCCGGGGCTGGTCGTGTGGCGGCTTACCGAGACCGGCATGGTGCGATAGCCCTTGCGCCGCAGATAGACCTTTTCGTCCATCGCCAGGTAGCGGCTCCCGATCGGGAAACGGCTATGGTCCAGCGCCTCGCGATCCCAGCTGCGGTTCGGCGCGACGACGTGCAGGACCGCGAATTTCTCGTTTTCCTTGTTGCTGCCCGGCTTGAGCGCGTCGCGCATCTTTTCCGTCAGCGCCTCCAGCCCAAACAGGTCCTCGCATTGCCGCGCCGAAAGCTCGAGCTTGCGATGCACCCGATCGACCAGGCCGGAAAAATCGACATCGATGTAGAGCTCCGACAGGTGCAGGCAGCGATAGATCATCCCCCGCGGCCCGGCTTCCTGCCACACCCCGCTGGTGCCGTAGCGCCCCAGCTGATCCCAGTCCTCGTTTGCCGCAGTGGCGAACCCGGTATGCGCCGCATGGCGGATCTGCTTGATCCGCCGCCCGGTCTTCGATCGCCATAGCTCGACGCTGCGTTCGCGGTTGAGATCGTCGTCGAGGAATTTGGGCCGGATGTAATCGTCCTGCTCGGGCGTCGTGATCGCCACCCCGGCCGCGGCGAACTTGCGCAGCGAGAGGATGTGCTGGCTGTCGAAATTGCGCGCCGATCGCAGATTGCCGGCGGTCTCGCGATTGAACCCGCCCGCACCGTGCGGGAACCGTTCGTCGATCTCGCGCCAGCTCGCCTCCCAGGGCGAGCGCAAATGCTCGAGCCGTTCCTGGTCGCGCAGGTCCGCCTTGGCGAGGTCTTCGTCCTGGATATTGGCGATCATCGAACAGCTCCGGGAAAGGGATGGTGACGCGGCCGGCGGGGAGAGGATATCGAGCGGCCCGCCGGCCGCGCGAAGGACGTCACGCCAGAACGACGTCGTCCTTCAACTGGTAGGTTGTGCCCCCGCCGAGCGTGAGCTGCCCCGCGAGCCGCGGCACCCAGGCGACCTGTTCGCCCTCGACCAGCAGCGCATAGCCATTGAGCGCGCGCGGCGGCCGCTCGTCCGCCGGACCGCGCACCTTGAGATCGCCCACGGTGAGCGAGAGCCGCCCGCGCCGGAAGGTGAAGGCGGCGCCCGGTACCGAGACCGGATGCACGCTTTTGAGCTCGGCCCGCCCGTCCGAGAAGGCGATCTCGACCCGTTCGGTATCGGCGAACAACTGCGCGAGCTCCGCCGTCGACAGCTGATCGTCGATCGGCCCCAGTCGCCGCGGGCGCGCCTTGACCTCGAGCTGCTCGACTTCGTTTTTCACCCGCGTCGTCGCCCCCTTCTGCGCCGACAGCGACCGCCTGAGCGCATTGCGCTCCGCGGTGAGCTCGCCCAGCGCCGACAGCGTCGCCTCGATGGTATCGAATTCCGGAGCTTCGACCTGCCGTTGGATCGCGAGGCCGAACTGGACGAGACCGGCATTCAGCCGCTGGGTAGCTTCGTCGCGCTCGTTTTCCGCCTTGGTGACCTGACCCTTGTAGGCAGCGATCGAACCATCGAGCTGCGCCAGCCGATCGCCCACGTTCTGCGCGCGCTCCGCCAGCTCGCCGAGCAACCGGATCGAAAGATCGACTTCGGTTTCGGTCTCGTCTTTCGGTGCCAGCTCGAGATCCGGCGCGAGCAAGAGAGCCATGCCCGAAACCGCGCCGAAGAGCGCTCCGCGCTCCGCCAGGGGAACACCCTCATTCGCATTTTGTGCCGCTTTTTCGGCCATAACCTGTCTCCTGTTGATCCGTTAACTTCCGACGATCAGCCGGCCGATCCCACCTGCGGGCTCGCCTCCCGATACGATGCGATCGGCCGAGGCTCCGCGGCGCTTCATCAATTCCTCGTCGCGCGCCGCCTCGCGCGCCGCGTCGTCGCGGGTGACCGCCTTGGGCTGGATCACCTCTTTTTTCTTGCTGCGGAGTCCGAGCAGGCCCCCGATCAGACCACCGGCCAGAAACCCCGCCGCCTTCTTCAAAAACGCCATTCGATCCTCCTATGCAAAAACGTCGAAATCGCTGTCGAGCGTGACCGGCCCGCTGCGCCGCGGATGGCCGCGCAGGTCCGAGATGACGTGCTCGCCCTCGAGCGCAGCATATTGCTCGGCGTCGCAGATGTGGGTGTAGACGGTGTCGGCGATGACCAGATGGCCGCGGCGCTCACCCTGCGACATCTCGCCCTTGGAGTAGCGGTATCCGCCCAGGTGGCCCTTGATCAGGTGCTTGCAGCTGGGATCCACCGCGTAGCCGTCGCGCTCTTCCAGCGCCGCCCAGAGCGCCTCGTTTCGCAGCGAAGGCTTGTTCGATTTCGCCTTGAAGATCGGCAGGCCCAGCTCGCGCCGCACGATCCGGACCCAGTCCATCTGCTCGTCTTCGTTGTCGCCCGCGCTCCAGGCAGCCGGATCGCAGACGATCCGCACCATCTCGGGCCGTAGATCGGGGAAATGCTCGTTGATCGCCGCCTTGAGCATCTGCCCAAAGGCCGCACCGCCAATTTTCGCCAGCTTGCCGTCGTCGCGGAAATTCACCACTTCGCGCAGCGTCCGCAGCCCGAGATTGGCCGTCCGCTGAGTGAACGCCGCAGCCGCATTGAGCCCCTGATCGACGCCGATCGTCAGCACCCGCGACGGATCCCATTCGAGTTTTCGGACGTGATCGCGGTAATCGAAGCGGGGATTGACCGGCTGCCCGTGCTGCATCGGCACGAACTTGTTGTCGATCATGCGCGCGACGTAATCGGGACGGTGCTTGTTCGTCGCCGCCTGGATTTTATAGTAACCCTGCGGCAGATTATGGAGGTTCTCCGCGTCGGGCTCCCTCCCGCCGGGCTGGATAAAGACCTCGAGCAGCTCACGGCCGCCAAGCGCCTCGATCAGTTCCGGATCGAGCAGCTCGCCCAGGTTCTTTTCGATGGCGAGCCCATAGACCCAATTGTCCATATACGGCGCGTTGAGCGAGAGGATGATCTGCTGATCGACCACCAGCGTCGGATCGAGGTCGCTAGAACGCCCGACGCGGCCGGAGAGAAACGCCAGCAGATCGACCGGCTGCAGATCCGCTTCGTCGATCATCACCGCAACGACTTCCCAGCCGCGGCAGGCCTCTTCCACGCTGCGATCGCCGATCGCGCGGAACTCGATTTCGAACTCGCATACGTCGATCGCCCGGCCATCGGCGTCCTGCTCGAGGATCAACTGGATCTTGTGCGTGAACGGCGCCTTCCAGGTGAACTTTCCGTCGCTCTCCGGATGGATCCGGAACCAGCTCGGCAGCGTGTTCTTTTCGATGTTCGGATAGGTTTCGCGGATCACCCCCACCCGGGCCTTGCGCCACAGCACGCCGCGCGCATCTCGCCGCCCGCCTTGTTTGGTCGCGACCCGCCGAAGCGCTCGCAGCGCCGTCATCGTCTTGGCCGATCCCACCGGGCCGATGATGATCTTGATGAATGCCCGGCTCCGCAGAAACGCATCCGAGATCGGACCCGGCGAGTTTAGCGTGCGGACTTCGATATCTTCGGTCACTCGGCACCCTCGCGATCATCGCCCGGCGCGAGAATGCCCTTGATCTCGCCATCGATCGTCTGCCCCCGTGCCGCTCGCGGCTCCCCGACGAATTCTTGCACGATCACGCCCCGGATCGTCGCGTCGACCTGCACGGGTTGCTTGCCGTGGAAATAGGGCGCCAGCGTCTCGGCACACCGGACCCGGATGGATTTCGCCTCGCCATACGAGAGCTGTTTCTTCACCGGATCGATTTGGCGACTGCGCTCAACCATCGCCTCTTCGGACTCGCCGACGATTTTCATCAACGCCACCAACGGATCGGGGCCGAATTGCGAGAGATATTTGATCGTGTCGGTAGTGCGGCGGTTGCGCGAATTCGGCGTCCGACCTTTTTTGCGAGCCTCTCGAGCGTGGCGGACGACCGTCATGGGTCCAGCCTGAGCGCCGAGCTCCTCCTGGGCGGTCGCGGTTTCCTCTGCCGTCAGCGGTTCAAGTAGATCGTCCTGCGCCTCGCGCTCCTCCAGCGCAGCTTCGTCGAGCAGCCGCTTGCTCTCCGCCGCGGCATCGGCAAGCGCCTGTTTTCCACCATGGCCGAGTGGATCAGTTGACACCGGCGTGGCCTCCGCTAGCTTCACCCGTCCGACGCAGCGCTGGACACCCAGCATTGAGCCGAAACGGCCCCGCTCCCCGACCCGAACGGAGCGGCTTTCCCCGGCCCGTTGCCGCCCGTCGGGCGTGGGGAGCGGTATCGACCAGACCCCGACCCGTTTTCGCACCGTCAGGTTCCGCGCCCGGCACGAACCGCGCCTTGCGAGCCGGGAAGGCTTCGCCGGGGTCGGCGCAGCCGAACACGGATCCAAATTCCGACACGCTCGAGCGCGCGGCCCAGAGCGAGGTGAGCGGAGCGAAAGGGGGCATGGGGGGGCCGCCCAGGGCGAGGCCGATCGGGGCGGCCGCGGGGCCGCGATCGCCGAAGCGCTCAAGCCTGCTAGGCTCCTGCGCTCGGCGCGCAACCCGCGCATTTCCGCCACTCTTGCCCATGCCTTCCAACATCACCCTTCCAACATCGCCGATCCGCGCCGCTCGAAACCGCAGAACTCCGCCATTCGTCGCCACCGCCGCGCTCGAGCTCACCAGCCGGCCGATCGCCGCGCACCTGGTCGCGCTGCCGACCAAAAAACCCGGAAACTTTCGCCGCGACACCCCCGAGCGAGGCCCTGACTACGCCCGGATCGAGGTTCGCGAGCAGATCGCTCCGATATCCGCCTGCCAGAATATGCAATTCGGCCACCGCAGCGCGAGACGGTTCCAACCGGAACCGACCGGAACCACCAACGGAACCACTAACTAACTGAAAGGACTATAGAACTAAGTGAAGTTCCAAGGTTCCAGCGTTTGACCCCGTCGCGTCTGCGCGCGCGTCTGCGCACAGCCGTGCATGCATGGAAGTGGCCCCGCCGACCGGAACCGCCAGCGCCCGCCGAATTATCGCGCATTCACAGCGACTTAGGCGTTCTCGCAGCGGTTCCACACGGTTCCAGCCGGAACCACCACCCCTGACCCATCGGGTACCGAGAAACTGGCCACCAATATCCCGGCTCCCCAACGGGCCGGGGTGTGTGTGGCGAGCGCGACAGGGTCGCTCTGCGCCCCGTCACGCCCATAAAGTGCGTTCGCTGTTCGCGGTCGCTTCGCGCCCGCTGCTCACGCGCGTTTTCTATCTTGACATGGCGGTTTCCCGACATGTCGCGTCCCGTGAGCGGGCCGGGGTTGACGCGCAAATCCGTGCCTAGTATTAGGCACAGTTATGGCGACGGCATCAGGCCGCGCCGATGGTCGAAAAGGACCCCAGCGATGTCTCTTCTCATGCTCGATTACGAGTGCCTCGGCTGCCAGCACCGGTGGCGCGATCTGTGGCACGATGCCTGCGCCAGCAGCTGCGGGCGCTGCGGCCGGGACGATGTCCCCGCGATCAGCTCGCGCGCAACCACCGTCGCGCCTGTGGACGAACCCCTTCCCGCGATGATCCGCTCGTGACCCGCGCCCGCGATATCGCCCGCCGCTGGGAAGCCGCCGGCGCCACCGGCTATCGCTTGCGCGATGCGGCCGGCCACATCATCGCCGAAGTGTTCTGCGAGCACCTCGGCACCCGCTGGCAGGGCTACATCCTGCCGCGCGAAGGCCGCGAGTATCTCGGTGTGCCCTGCAACGCCCGCAATCCCCAGCGAGCCATGCGCGCGGTCGAGGGCGAGCTTGCCGGCATCCGCAGCTGCGAGACCGAGCGCCAGCTGATCGCCGTTCGCGCAGCCTCACCCATGCGGCCGCTCGATCGTCGCACCGCACCGGTCGACGGGCTCGCCCTGTTCGACCACGCGCGATCGCCGGTGATGATCTAGCGCTTCGGCCGCCTGGCGCGCTGCGAGAGCCATATCCAGAGGCGGTGGCCGAACGCGACCGACCCGCCGTAGTAGAGAACGGCCGCGATACGGTTCGGCGTCACCGGCCCGTCAGTCGGCTCGAAGATGGCCGCATAGCTGCCCTCAAGGATCAGCAGAAAGGCGATCCCCAGGCCGAAGCCGAGCCGCAGCGCCGCCGGCTGCTCACCCAGCATTGCCGAGCAGAGCGAAAGCATGAGGCAAAGCCACGCCGCGAAGAGGACGTCTCCAAGCATTGCCGAGCACCATCGCCGATCAGGAGCGGTGCCGCAAGATGCCCCTACCAGCCCAGTCGCAGCTGCGCCGCCCGCGCATTCGGCCGCCAGTGGAACCGCGTCCCTTGGCCGGGATCCGCGCCGCCCGTCGCATCGAAGCGGTACCAGGCGCAGTCGTTGGTCGAATCGTGATCGCCGTCCTCGAACCATCTGAGTCGGCCGACGCTGACCACATCGGTGCAGATCGGGCCGAGTTCGCCCGCCGCCTGCGTATGCTTCCAGCCCGCATCGAACAGGAACCAGCACGGCGCCAGCGCCGCCAGGTGCTCGATCAGCGGGTGCAGCAGCGGTCGATGCCAGGGCGGGTTGGAAACGAACACTGTCGCCCCTCCGATATCCCCCCTGGTCAGCGAGAGCGCATTGCCCTGGGCGATCGGCCAGCGGTTGCGCGGACAGGGCGGCAGCGGATCCGCATCGGCCGACCCGCTCGACGGCTGCTGCGGTTCGAGCTCGAGGCCCCACTCGCACACCAGCCCGATCGCCTCGAGGAGCACCACCAGATCGCCGGCGCCGGCGCACGGCTCGGCATAGACGGTTCCGGGCGGGAGGAATCGCGCGAGCGCTTCCACGGCCCGGCGATCGATGGTGGCGTAGAAATCGTTCTTGCGGCGCGCTTTGGTGTTGCCACTCGCGCGCGACAGCAGGCTCATCCCTCGCTCTCGCCGCGCAGCTGCTCGGCCAGCCATTCGGCCGTCGCCCCGCGGCGAGTCGCGCCCGGCAGCTCGTCTTCGTCGAGCACCGCATGCAGCGGCACCAGCACCGCCCAGGCGGCACGCTTGCCGAACTTGACCTTGACCCCCTCGATCGCGCCCGGCGTCCGGCCGAGCGACTGCTGCCAGTTTCCCGCCCAGTGCTTGCCCTCGAAGATCTTCGCTAGCGCCGGATGCGAATTGGCGATCGCCAGGAAGCCCGGCTCCTCCTTTTCGTAGATCGAGGAGCCCCAGCGCGCCGCCTGGAGCACTTCGCCGGTCGCCGATCGCTCCTCGCGCTTGCGCACCGCGTTGACGATCTTGAGCCCGATCTCCTGCAGCCGCTTGGGTGCGCGATCGTCGATCCGTTCGCCATCGGCAGTCTCGTTGAACAGCGGTTCCACCGCCACCTGCACCGCATCGCCCACCCAGCGCGCCAGCGAGACCTTTTCGTCGCCGCCACGCGCCTGCACCTGGCTGTGCAGCAGATGCCCCAGGCAGCGCTCGCAATCGGGCATGTTGTCGCTGACCTCGCGCAGCCGCTCGGGCCGGCATTCGTTCACCCAGTGGCCGATTTCCTCGTCGTCGGGCAGGCGATCGGGCGTATCGTGATCGTGCAGCAGCACGTCGCCGCATCCCAGCAGCGTGCCGAATTGCTTGGCGCCGCGCTGATCGTGGCCAACCTCGGCAAGCGCGGCCGAGTATTTGTCGATCGTGGCCTGGAGGATGTCCCAGCGGTCGATCATCCGCCGCGTGATCTGGCGCCCGATCAACGGCGCGTTGAGCGCCTTCCAGTCGATCGGCGCAGGAATGCTCTCGAACGGCAGCAGCTCGCAGATCCCGAGCCGGTTGCGGTCCTGCTGCTCGAGCGGCGGGATATTGATCGAGCTGAACCAGAAGCAGCTCTGGATCGTCCATTCATGCGCGTTGTGATCGTTGCCGCCGCGGTGCATCTTCTCGCCGCTCGAGGAGAGCCGCGCCAGCTCCACCACTTCCTTGACCTTGCGATTGTCCTCGCTGGCCTCGAATTCGTCGATCATCACCGGCACGGTGGAATTGAGCAGCGTCTGCCGGATCGCGGCCGAGCTGGAATTGCCGGTGCGGAACATGCCGTCGCCGAACAGCTGGTGCAGCAGCCCGTCGAGCCCGTTGAGCGTCGATTTGCCGGTGCCCGAACCGCCCGTCACCCAGATGTTCGAACGCCATTTGAGCGCCCCGCCGATCGGGCTCGCGCCGATCCCGCCCAGGATCAACCGCACGTCGAGCAGCGGCCGCCGCCAGTTCCAGGTCATCAGCTGCTTGACCAGGCGCCGCGCGGGCTCGATCCCGGCTTGCTCCTCGTGGGGCCGGGGGATCTTGGCATCGCCGGGATAGACGAAGCCGCCGTGGACATCGGGATCGATCCAGTTCCACCCGCGGATCGTCGCATCCAGATTGTGCTCGCTGACCAGCAGCTTGTCGCCGCAATGCAGCGCCAGCCCGGTGTGATTGTGCCGGTGCGCGCCGCGATTGCGGACCTTGCCGGCGGCGGTGAAGATCCCGCGCCGGCTGCATTCCTCGATCAGCGCCCGGCTCGCCTCGGCCTGGTCGAAACCGATAATCTCGCTTGCCTGCACCTGCCGGCGATCCTTGCCGCGGCCCTCGTATTTCGGCGCCGACCATTGCGGGAAATGTTCCTCGAGCCAGTCGGACTTATCGCCGAACAGCGCGATCAGGCTGTTCTTGCCGTGGCGGTTGCCCGCCTCGAGGCCGACCAGCTGGCCGGTCGCATCGAGGTAATAGCAGGTCTGCTTGCCGTCGATCGAGCTCTTGAACCCCAGCGGCCGCACCGGGCAACCGGGAGGGAACGGCGGGCGTTCGCGCCGGCGGCGTTCGGGCGCCTCGCCCGCCGCGGCGAGCTGCGGTGCCGGCTGCGGATTGTCGAGAGCTGCGCGCATCTCGGTAACGTTGTCGCTCACCGGCACCGCCTCAAATCGCAATCCACTTCGATACAGTCGCGGCCGAACCAGGCGGGTACCGGCCCGGGCTTGCGGCCATGCCGGGATCCGCAACGGCAGATCACGCTGCCGTCGACCTCAGCTCCGCCATCCAGCGGCGCGAGCTTTGCCGCCTCCTCCGCGCGCCAGCGATCGGCGCTGGCCTCCATCGCGCTGGGCGCATCCGCCAGCACGATCCGACCGCGCGGCGACAGCGCCGCCGGCGCCGTCGCGATCGGCGGCAAGGGCCGCGGCGGAGCGGCGGGCGCAGCTTTCGCCTTGACCTCCGCGACCCTGGCCCCACCGCCCTCATGCAGCGAAGCGGTAGGGCTGACAGGCCCGCCCTCATGCAACGAAGTGGTAGGGCGTTTTAAAAATGGGCGCGCTGACGAGGCATTCGCAGGGTTCTCATGCCCATCCGTCGCAGCCCCGCTTGCTCCCGCAGGTGCCTCGCCTTCGCAGCGGTCCCCGAGGGGATCGGGACGCGCCCTGGCCGCTGTTTGAAATCCCGCGACGGGATCTGGTTGCGCGGTCTCGGCCCGGCGAGCGGCCGCGCGCTCTTCGCGCCGCTTGTCCTTGGCGAGCTCGCGATCGTAATCTGCCCATGTCCAGGCGTATTTGCGCGTCACGCGGCTTCTCCCTGCGTTCGCAGCCAATCGTTCATGTCCTTGATCCCCGCCGGCGGCATCACCAGCGCCACCTCGAGCCCGCGCGCCTGCTGCTGCGCGATCGAGCGCTCGAGCTGCTCGCGCGCCTGCGCATTGTCGTCGCGATCGGCGACTACCACGAGCTTGCCCGCCTCGCGCGGCAGCACGATCGCGCCGATGTTCGCCAGGCTGATCGCGGCCACGATCCGCGCCTCGGGCTTGACCATCCGCACCGCGATCGCATCCTCGATCCCTTCGGTGACATAGACGGCCTCGCCCTCGGCCATGCTGCGCATGCTGGCGCCGCTGCGCCCCTTGTGAATCGGCACGAACCCGCCCCACATATTGCCCAGCACCATCTTGGCCGGCGCGCTTGTCAGCTTGCCCCAGCCTTCGCCGCGTCTCGAGAGGAAGATCCGGTGCGTTCCGATCTGGCGGCCCTGCCCCGTGAAGATCCCCGCCAGCATCGCCGGCAGCTTGGTCTCGAGCGCGCCGTGATAGACCAGTTCGAAGAACCGCAGGCTGCCCGGCCAGTCGCCCACCGGATCGGGCGACAGCGACCGGCCGAGCAGATAGCGTTCCGCCGGCGTCCCCGCGATCGGGCGGCCCTGCAGATAGAGCCGCTTGGCACCCCGCGCCTTGCGATCGTACTCCGCCGCTTCGTCCTCTTCGCGCTTTGCCGCGCGCAGCCGCGCCGCCTCCGCCCGCCGCGCCTTTTCTTCCGGATCGATCCTGGCACCGGGCGTCCAGCGCTCCTCGATGCCGAGCTCGCGCTTGGCTTCGGCGATCGCCGCCGCCTGGTCGCCGCCGCAGCGCTTGTGGCGCAGCAGATCGAGCATGTCGCCCTTGTCCTCGCCCGCGCCGGCATTGCCGTAATCGAACCACTTGCCGCACTTGCTGCCCGCCAGGATGACATAGGCGCTCTCGCTGCGGCCGTGATCGTCGAGCCCCGAGAACATCCAGCGATTGCCCGCCCGGCGCCCGTTGGGCAGCAGATCGGGCGCCAGATCGCGCGCGCGCTGGTTGAGACGATCGCAGATCTCGGCGATGTCCATCGGCCCTCCGCCGCTGCTGTTCGGACCGCTACGCAACGCCTTTAAGCGACCTGCGATAGCGGTGGATAAAACGATGCGGCGGTCACCTTGCCCCCCGTCAGGTTCACCACCAGGGGCATGAAATGGCGGTTCGGGATCCGCCTTCCGCGCTCCCAGTCGGACCAGACCTGGCGCGTCGTTCCGACCGCGCCGGCGCATTCCTCCTGCGTCTTGTCGCGGGCGGTGCGCCAATCTTTCAGGCTCAGGCATGCAGCGGGGAGTGTACCGTTCTGGCTCATAACCTTAACGTAAGCGATGCGCTTACATATTGACAAGCCCCTGTCAGCGATTAGGCAGCTAGGCGTGTCAGCGCAAATCTTACATTTTCTCCCGGTGGAACAGGCACCGAACAGGATCCGCGCCCTGCGGATGGAGAAAGGCTGGTCGCAGCAGCGGCTCGCCGATGCGATCGGCACGTCCAAGGTGACCGTGTCGGATCTCGAGCTGGGCAAGATGCAGCTCACGCTCGACTATATGCGGCGGATCTCCGGCGCGCTCGGCTGCGCCGCCCCCGATCTCCTCGCGATCGAGGACAATCCCTATGCGCTCTCGCTCCAGGAGCGGGCGATGATCGACCGCATGCGCGCCGCCGACCCCTCGCAGCTCGAGCAGCTCGACCGCGTCGCCGACGTCGTCGCACCCTATCGCCCGGACGACGCCAAGCGAGCAGGTTAGCATATCGCTTACATTTTAGTTTGACACTGTAAGCGGAACGCTTACAACGCCCTTCGTAGTTCATACGGAGGTTAGCGAATGTCCGCCTTTTCTGCCATGCTCGCCCGCCACGAAGGCCAGGCGACGTGCAATTTCCGCTGGGTCGGCAAGGTGCTCGGCCACCGCGGCAGCGACGAAATCCTCGTCGATTACATCGACCTGCTGATCGACCAGGCTGGCTTTCCCCGCCCGCTTCCCCATCGCAAGCACGGCGGCGGTCTCGAGACCGGCGTCGCCCCCCGCAGCGAATGGATCCGCGCCGGCGTCATCGACTGGCTCGGCAACTATCTCCCCCCCAGCGCCGCCGCCGCGCTCGACGATGCCGCCGAGGCCGCCGCCGCCGAAGCGATGGACGCGGCCGCGAGCGACCTGCGCCTGGTCTTCTCGAACGACCGCGAGGTGGCGTGATGGGCCACCGCTATCCACGCTCACCGGGCAACATCTCGCTGCCGTTCGCGAAGGCCTTGCGTCAGTCGGGAATGGAACCCGCGAAGGCAGTCGAAGTCGCCGAGGTCGCATCCCATGCAGTGAGCGAGGCATTCGACCGGATCGAGACGATCATCGTCACTGCTGCGCTCGAGGATCAATTCCAGGTGCGCGTCATTGCCTGGGAAGCGCTGCGTTCCTTCCTCGAGAGCGAGGGCGACCGGCTCCAGGCCGCGCTGCGCGGACGGGGGATGGCCGCACAACACACGACGATCGTGGAGATCGGCGCATGACCCGCACCGCCGAAGGCGCGCTGCTCGCTATCCTCGACGAACTCGAGCCCGCCGCCAAGACCGGGTGGGAAGCCGAGGAGATCAACCTGCGCGAGGCGATCGACGTCAGCCAGGCCATCACCGATCGCCGCCTCGCCGTCACGCAGGAGGCCCAGCTGGCGCAGCAGGTCATCACCGCGCAGGCCACGTCCGACGCCAACACCGTCGCCATCAAGACGCTCGACCCCGCGGTCGCCGATACGCTCCCGCCCGACGTGCGCACCCGCTACGATCCGGACTATGTCACGCCATGAGCGCGCTCCGGACCGTCCCGTCGCGCGCCCATCGCGAGCTGCTCTGGTCGCTCCCCGGCCTGCTGCTGCTCGGCTACGCCGCGCTTGCCTTGCTGGAGGCGGCCGCGCGATGAACCGCCCGCTTCTCTCTCTCGAGCTCCCCCTCGATGCCGACCCTTCCCCCGGCATCGAGGACGCGGACCGCTCCGCTGCCGGACCTGTTGCGTACAGGGTTACCGAATATCCGGCGACGGAGCGGTTTGCCGCACTCTTCGGGGATCGCTTCGACTGCCGCGCCGACCACTGGCCACCCGAGGGCTGGTCGCTCGATCGCTGGGCCGCCGACGTCCCCTCGCTGGCGCCCGGCGGCTCTCTCGAGAGCGTGGTCCGCCTGCGCACCCATCATCTCGCCAAGGGCCACTCCCCGGCCAGCGACACCGAACACGGGCCCACCTTCTTCACGCTGGGCGCCGAACATTTCCTGATGCTCGCGCGCAACGCACGCTCTGCCGAGACCGTCCGCAGCCACCGCATCGCCGCGATCGCCATGCTGGTCGCGCTGGTCGACCGCGACGACTTTATCGCCGCGCAGGCCGGCCAGGACAACCACCGGGAGGAGACCGAACATGCATGACCCCAAGCAACTCGTCGACGCAGCCCGCGCCAATGGCGAACCCCAGCTGGCCGAATGGCTGCAGCGGGAGGTCGACGAGAACCGCCGCACCCGCCGCCGCGACGGCATGATCCGTCTCGCCACCGCCGCAGCCGTGCTGGCGATCGCCGCGCTGCTGGCGATCGGCGTCACCCGTCTCGCCGCCGACGCGCTCGGCCCGGAACCCACCCCCGCAGAGGAGCCAATGAACCCATGAACCGCAATCCCCAGATCCTCGAGCAGCTCGCCCAGATGTTTCCCCGCGACAATCGCCGCGGCGACACCAGCCTGGCCGAAGACCTCGCCATGACCGCGCCCGATATCCAGCGCCTCTCGCTCGGCATCGAGCGCGCCTGGAACATCGACCTCTCCCCGCGCGCCGTCGAATCGTGGCAGACCATCGACGATATCGCGGCCTCGATCGCCGACAGCCTCGAGCTGGTGACGGCATGACTGTAGGAATTTCCCTAGGACAAATCCTACAATCGCGCGGGAATGTTCTCTTTGTGTTTCCTACAGGCGGGTCGGTATTCTATACCGATTCGCATGACGCCCGAACAGCTCGAGATCGCCACCCGCATCCGTCGCCGCGCCTTTCTTTCGCGCCGAGCCCGCCCCGCCATCGCCATGCTGCGCCTCGCGGACGAAATCGGTTCGATGCGCTTCGAGGCCCCGCCGCTCGGCATGCTGCTGCAGCTGCGCTGCGAGGATCCGCCGATGCCCGATCTCGACCCGCCCCCGCCGCCGCGGCGATGCGACGCCTGGTGGGATGGCGAAAGCCTGATCTGCCGGCGCGCCGATCGCACCGTCTGCCCGCCCCGCTGCCCGCCCCGCTGCCCGGCCCCTTGTCCGGCTACGGGCGCGCAGCATGAGCGGGCCCGGCCATAACAGCGCAAGCGACGATCGCCTCCGCCTGCTGATCGAACGCATCGAGCGGCTCGAGGAGGAAAAGAAGGGCATCGCCGACGATATCCGCGACGTCTACGGCGAGATGAAGGCGGTCGGCTACACTCCAAAGATCGCCCGCCAGATCGTCCGCCTGCGCAAGATGAACCCCGACGATCGCGCCGAAGAGGAAACCATCCTCGAGACCTACAAAACCGCGCTGGGGATGGGGTGATGGCGCTCGGCCAACTCCACCATCTCCACCCCGTCACGATCGACCAGGTCGCCGCCGAGCTGCTGCGCGAGGAGGATCAGCGCCGCAGCTTCTATCCCGGCCGCGTCGAGGCGCTGCGGATGACGCAGGCCGAGGCCGATCACCAGATGGCGCTGATCGCCGCCTGGCGCGAGGATCTGGCGCGCATCGCCGCGCTGCGCGCCCGCGCCGCCGCCGACTATGCGACCTTCCTGATGACCGGCAGCTGGCCCGCCATCCCCTCGACACCGCCGGCGCACGGTCTCGACTGGCGCACCCGCCGCTCCGGCCTGGCGCGCGAGCTGCGCATGCGCGACCGCGTCTATCCCGACTGGATCGCCGGCGGCCGCATGACGCGCGACCAGGCCGACCACCGCATCGCCTGCCTCTCGGCGCTGGCCGAGACCTACGACGATGGCTGGGACTGGACCGCGAGCAATGGCGGCCCGCCCGGTCTCGCGATCCTCGCCACCGACGACACCACCCGCGCCGCGGCCCTCGAATGGGAAAGCCACATGGCCGAGATCATGGCCCGCCGCGCCCCCGATCGCCAGAAGGAGATGGCCCTGTGAGATTCCGCCGTGCGCAGCTGCTCGCCTCGCTCCGCAAACTGCATCGCCCCAGGCGCGAAGGCACCTTCTTCGCCTGGCTCCCCCGCCGCCTCGATAACGGCACATGGGTCTGGCTCGAAACCTACACCCGCGCGAAGAAATACCACTTGAAGCTGCGCGAGGACCGCAGCACCGGCACCACGTCCGCACAGGGAAACCAACCATGACCGATACCGCAGCCGAATGCGACCCCGGCCGCGAGCCTGGGGCGGGAGACGGCGAAAGCCATCCCACCCCCTTTTCTCCGATCACCACCGAGGGCAAGCCACCGACTGTTGAAGCCATACTTGATGCCGCCGCGGCGGGGGAAGTGCCCGCTGGTTCTTGCGACCTACACTGGCTCACCAATTCACCCGAGCATTTGGCAGAGTATTTCCGCCGTGCGACCACTTGGCGCAATGAACGAGGCCGGGTCGAACTCGCTCCCGAGAAGGTCGACGCAGCAGCTGCAGCCCTTCTCATCAGCCTCGACGGGCTCCTAAATGCGATCGAGGCCGTGCTGCGCTCGAAGGACGAAGCGGTTTATGAGGACCGCGACGCCGAATGGGACGACAAGGACGAGGAGCTCCTCCTCGCCTGGCGGCAGGCATCGGGCAGCACCGGCGAATGGGAATGGTGGGCGCGCGAGATCGGCGGCGACCAATACGACCAGTTCGGCGACACCCGCGAGCAGGTCATCGAGCGCGCCCGCGCCGAATTCGGCCCCCACACGCCCTTCGAAATCGTCGAAGCTTGCAACTGGCAGGACGATATCCGCGCCGAGGAGAGCCTCTTCGCCGCCACCCGCAACCACGAGCTCATCACCGCAACAGGAGAACCCTCGAGATGACGCCCACGGAGCCGACCGAGGAAATGCTGGAAGCCGCCTGCAGCGCCTATGCTGCCACTCGCGGCAAGCGCTGGCCCGACGACTACACCAAGGCAGGAGCACGATCGCGGATCCGCCATCGCCAGCGCGAGGCCCTTGAGGCGGCGCTGAATGCCGCAACCGATGGCGATCAGCTCCCCCCGTACCACCCGGGCACCTGCGGCACCGGCTATCTCACCTTCGAGCGCTCCCTGCGTATCATCGAACAGCTGCAGGGCCGCATCGATGCGGAGGCGATCGACGCGATCACGCGCCTTTGCGACGAAGCCGGGGTTCCTTTCGCCAGGATCGCCCTGCGCCGGCAGGAGACAGCTGCCGAAGGTCGCATGATGCCGCCCGATTTCGATATCCCGTTCTAGCACCAAGGAGGAGGCCCCCATGAAATAGCCGAACCCCACTGTCCCGGAGCCGCGGCGGGCGCCACTTGCCCGCCGCGCCCGAACTGCTAACACTTACTGCGCGTCGGCACTCGGGCCGCGCGATCGGTCGAAGGACCCACCATGAAAACCACCCCCGCAGATCCCGAAACCCAGCGCGCCCTGTGGCGCGAGGCCACCGAGCTCCTCGGCGGCCAGCGCCCCGCCGCGCGCATTCTCAAAATGGGCGAACGCACCATGCGCGCGCTCTGCTCGGGCGAGCGCGAGCTCCACGACGGCTTCCTGCGCGACATGGCGGCCGCGCTGATCGCCCATGCCGATGCCTGCCGCACGGCCGAGCGGCGGCTCTCTCCCGCCTTCGCCGCCAATCTCACCGATGCCCAGGCCGCGCGCCAGGGCAAGCCCGACGCCCGCCGCTTCGGCCAGCAGCCGGCACCCGATACGACGGCCTCCGATTCGCCCGCCGGTTCCGCCACCGTAAAGGTTCGCGATCCCGCCAGCATCTGTCAGGCCTGCGGCCGCACCGCCAAGGCCGGCCATGCCCCCGACTGCGCCAACGCCCGCGAGCCATGGCCGACGATCGAGGCCCAGATCGTCGAGGGAGACAGCTGATGGCGAAGATCTCGATCCCCTGCCTGGTCGGCCGCACCAACAAGGCGAAGGTGACCAGCTGGTACTGGCAACCCAGCAAGACGCTCCGCGACGCCGGATGGGATCCGCGCCCGCTGGGCAAGAACGAAGGCGCGGCGATTGCCGCGGCGCAGGAAATCAACCGCGAGGTCGAGGAGTGGAAGCGCGGCGCCACCGTCCCCCAGGTGCGCGACCGCCGGCAGGACGGCACGCTCGGCCACGCGATCGAGCTCTACCGCCGCGACGTCGTCAAGGGCACCAAGCCCGACGGCTCCCCGCGCATCGCGCCGAGCACCGCCAAGACCTACGAGACCGGGCTCAAGCGGCTCGAGCACTGGGCCGGCAAGCACCCGCTCGCCTTCATCACGCGCGCCCGGGTCCGGACGCTGCGCACCGGCATGATGTCGCCCGAGGCTGCCGGCGGCATCGGCCACCACGCCGCCCATTCGACGCTCAAGATCGGCCGCCAGCTGTTCGCCTATCTGATCGACGAGGATCTGTGGGAGCAGGGCAAGAACCCGTTCGAGGATTTCGGGCTCGGCCAGCCCGGCCCGCGCGACGTCATCTGGTCGCCGCCGGCGCGCGAGCTGATCGTCGCCACCGCCGATCGGCTCGGCTTCCCCTCGATCGCGCTGGCGATCGTGCTCGGCTACGCCATCGGCCAGCGCGAGGCAGACATTCTCCAGACCGTCATTCCGCAATATGTCGTCCTGCCGGCGCACAAGATGCAGCCCGAAGACTACGCCACGCTGGCCGCCGCGGCGCCCGACAACATCCCGCGCGGGATCCGCATCCGCCAGAACAAGACCGGCGCCTGGATCGAGGTGCCGGTGACCGGCGACACCCGCCGCCGCCTCGAGGCGAACATCGAGCGCGCCCGCGCGGCCGAGCGCCTCAACATGATCCTCGACGACACCCGCACCGAAGCCGATCGCGTCGCGATCTATGCCGGCACCAGCGGACAGACCCGCTTCATCCGCGACTTCGCCGACGTCCGCGAGGCAGCGGCGATTGCCGCCGAGCAGCAGCAGCAGCCCGATCTCGCGGCCGAGATCCGCACGCTGCAGTTCCGCGACCTGCGCCGCACCTGCGTCGTCTACCTGGGCGAGCTCGGCCTCGAGGACCATCTGATCGCGGCGATCACCGGCCACGACATCGACGAGACCCGCAGGATCCTCAAAACCTACATGCCCCGCACCACCGGCCGCGCCGCCCGCGCGATCGCCCTGGTCACCGCCCGCGAGGCCAAGGACCGCGAGCGCAGGGAGCAAGCCTGAGCGAACCCTTCCAACATAAAGGGGAAAATCGGGCGATATTGGAAAGATCGCGCACAAAAAACGGCGGAAAACCGTTGATCGCGAACATTGGGAAGCTGCTGCTCTACCATTGAGCTACACCCGCGGCGCGGTGGGGGCGATTTGCCTGTGCGCGGAGGCGCGGTCAACATGGATTTTCGCATCCGCGCCCGCTAGGCCCCCGCGATTGTCACCGCAGCGGAGCGCTTCTTCCTCATGATCACCGACGACCGGATCATCTTCGGGCTGCTGGCCCTCATCCTCGGCTTCGTGTTCGCGACGCGCGACCGCGAGGGGTGGCAGCGCTTCTACACCTTCGTGCCGATCATCCTGGTGTGCTATCTGGTGCCTTCGCTGATGGTCACCTT